AACTATTTCCACATAGTATAGGATACTACGTGATATGGTTATTCGATATAATGTACAAGCTGTACAATATTCTGTACGTGTCGTCATAGTCCGATATCGGACTACTGGTAAACGACCGTTTACACAACAAGTGTTGTTTATCATACACTTGCCTATTATCCAACACTTTTGCATAATATGTTGGATAATCTATCCACATAATCAGTCACAATCCTTCACAATAAATCATTATTAACTACCAAACTCTATACAAGTCAACATTCCACCACCTATAATTTAACTCTATGCCAAACCACCAACCCATAACTTTTATCTATACCACTTGACAGCACAATAAAACCATGCTACACTATCAGACAAACAAGTGTTCGATGTTTGGCAGACTTCCAGCACTTGCGATAACTACACAAACTAAAATATAAACTAAACAAATAAATATATAGCAATCATACAAGATCAAGCTATCATACATATATAAATACATATAAAAGCATAACACGATAGTATATCTCATACTACCACATTAAACTAGATCCAAACTACGATAACTATATAATAGCATATAATAGTATAACATACAACTATATACCATGCACCCTAAAGACATAATCAATAAATATACTACATATACACTATACTATATAAGGGTACACCTATGGCATAGGCAAGTGTCATACATTATGCTATAATAGATATACTTATATATTGCGTTTATAATACTGTTTTATACGTGTTTCTTCTATATAATACAAATGATCTTTGCATAGTTACATTCTAAAGCATTTAAACGATTGTATAAGGCTTTATGAGTGCATAGGGGCAGAGTACACGGTATTATTGATCTTCTTTGCTGGTATTGTCTGTATCTATAAAACTATAGTCCAATTTGTAGCCTAAACCATGACAAATTTTATTAACGTCATCAAACGTCAACGACTTTTTGTTTTTTAATATATTAGACAGATTAGCTGGTGAGATACCAATAGCCGTTGCAAGTTGTTTTTGCGTATAATTCTTTCTTAATTGTAATTCTTTAATAGTTGCGATTAATTGAGTGTTATCTATATAAATCATAATTACATAACTCCTTTTTCTTATCTAAAGATACGGATAGATTGCAATCTAAAGCATTTAAAAGCATGAAAAGAGTGTCAAGTGTTATATTTTTGCTTCTACCGTTTAACAGATTGCTTATAGTCTGTTTAGATAATCCCGTTGCAACTACTATGTCTTTTTGCTTTAACTTATTATCTAGCATATAATGTTTGATCTGCAAGATAAGATCATCTTGATTTTTTACAATATTATACATATAAAATTACTCCTAAATTATTTTAAAAAAGTATTGACATAACGATACTAGTATTGTATAATTATAACTGTCAAAAGGATACAAGATATAAATCAAGTATCTAATTGATATTATATCACAATTTGATTTGTTTTAAAATCAAAAAATAAATCAAGTAAATACTTGACAAATCAAGTAAATACATGATATAATAAAGACAAGTTAAAAGAGAAGCAAAACAAACGATCTTGATTGATCCGCAGAGTTTAAAATCTCAATTAACTTGATACCAGTTAAGATGCTGGTTACAAAAATTAAATAAAAAAAGATGATAAAGGCGTTCAGCCTTAATCAAAAAAGGCTTTCTGCCCATATCATCTTTGGGATTTCGGTATCCCTGAACCTAGACAATTCTAGGATACCATATCTTTTCTAAAAAGTCAATTCAGACTTTTTTAAATCCCTATTTAAAACGGTTAGACACAACCGAATAAAAGAAGAAAAGTATACTTCTATAAAAACTCATGGTAACGCCATAACCCATGTAAAAAAGATGATAGGGTAGAGTGTCGCCCGATGCAATAAGTGACATTAAGGTTATTTAGCTAATAACCCATTAGTTAGTATGTATGGCTAATGTCGGGAGACGCAAGCAACGCAGAACACTATACATTACATTGAACGGTATAACTTAAGGGTGTTTTATAAACACTCTGAAAAATCTTTTTTGAATTAAAACATCAAAACCAAAAGATTAACAATGATTCAACCAGTTATAAAGCTGGTTACGATTTCATAATTCTTTTATAGGTTGATGATGGGGATACAAGCAACGCCTTGCGTAGTATGCACATTTAGTTGACCTCTGTCTACGATATTGTTATTTGTATCCATTCATGAACTTATAACTGAATTAAAATCTCAAAAGAGTAAAGGAGTAAAGATGATTACATTATATAAAGATGAAAATAAAAATAATAAAATTAAAGAAGCAATTGCTTCTTTAAAACAAACACAATTACCATTATTTTTTAAATATTATTCAGTAGATGAAAAAATTGATTATATTTTTACTAAATATAATCTTGATTCTAGGGAAATGGCAAGAAAAGTCACATGGGTTTTAATAGGTGATTGTAAAAGACAATCTGATATTTGTTGGGTGAAGAATACGCAATGTACAATGCATAATTTATAGGTAGAATGCAAGACACAACAAGAGTTGTGTCTTTAATTGTACTTATAAACAAAATCCCGCTTTTATAACTAATGTAAGTCGGGTAACCAAAGAAAGAAGGTATATTATTATGAAAAAACTAACAATCGCAGAAAGAAGAGAAAAGGAACTAGATACATTGATTAGTTACAAAACTAGCAACCCAACACCGACAGATTATAAAGAAGCACGTAAGGTAATGAATTCTTATTATCGTTTGTGTGGATTAGCTAATAGGAATTTAATGCTTACAAACAATGAGAATACTTGTAATCGTGTAAGCACTCATGAGAGTGAAGAACGAGAAAATAAGTGGTTTAAACGTTTACAAAAAACTTTCAAAGATATTTATGGACTAGATCTTTTTTATGTATCATGGTATCCATTAATTGGTACAAAGGATACAGTAAATGGAAGCATACAAGAATTAGTTCATGCTATTTTCTATAATTAGATTTAGAAAGCAATATGATTATTTAGGAGGTCGCTAATCATGAAAACAATACATACAAATAACAATGGTTTATTTACAATCAAAGAAACACCGAACGGAATTTTTGTAGAAGGGTTTGGTGGTGACGATAATGAAATGTGCATACCGGATCATGAAATAGTAATGTTGTTAAATTACTATCATAATTGCAAAGAAGGGTTAGAATCACAAGATTATATTAACGATAAACCATACACACTAAAAGATATTGAATAAAAGGAGTGTTTTAAAATGGAACAATATTTATATGCTGATGAATATGATGACAATGAGATTAAAATTCTAACGGTTGGACAACTGTTAGAATTTTTTAATAAATCGGATGATAAAAAGAACGGTTCAAGTTTAGATGATTATATTCAAGATAATATAAGAATGGATCTTATTGAAGCGTTCTGCCCACATAAAGAAGCAGAAACGGTTGTATGTGATTTACAGCCATTAGCAAAACAGTATATCTTACAAGAAGCTGAGAAGGTTTTTAATGGTATGCCGTGGGTAGATACTCAAGAAGAACTGGATGACGTGTATCATGAGAAAATCAAGAACTTATATGATACAGTTGATTTTTCAGAGTTTGTAGCATATTTATAGATTGAATATTATAGACAAGTCAAAACACGGCTTGTCTATTTTGTTGAACCTATAAAGAAAAATAAAGTCCCGTAAAGGGCAGAAGGAAGGATATTATGACAAAATATAGAGTGATTTTCGGTTATTTTAGCGAACTTGTAGAAGTTGACGAACCTACAACGGATTATGGTGCAATCCTAGATCTTGCGATCGATCAACTAGAATCTGATGGAAATATGGGTGTATTCATTACAGATGAAGATATAGAACGTGATGGGATCACTGATGATATGTATATTACTGGTGGAAATCACGGACTCAACTTATATCATGGTGGTAATTTCATGATAGAAAGAGTTGACGAGTAGGAGGTGGAAAGATATGAGAATAGCAACGAAAGAATATAAAGTGTATAGATATAACGAACTATCCAAAGAAGCACGAGAAAGGGCGGATAAATGGTACTTAGAAACGTATCACACGACCGAAGATTTTTCAACGATGGTTCGTGATACGTTAGATAACGTTTACAAACTGGAAAATTTAGACTTCCAGTATTCCTTGAGTTATTGTCAAGGGGATGGATTCAACCTTTATGGAAGAATCGAGTTTTTAGACATCTTAGAACGTATCAAGGACAGCTTAACAGAATCAGAAATTGAATATCTCAAGAAGGCGGATTACATAGCCGATTTTTATAAATTTGATTTATTAAGAAATTACAAATCATCTTTTTGTCGAATTTCTGAAATGGATATATATGATTATATGATTTATTGTTTAGAAGATGTTAATGATGATCTACCATGGAATGACGAAGAAATGTTTCAAGTCAATAAAGACATTCTTAAGAAGTTTGACAAACTTGTAAAAGAATATTTTGAAAATATTTGTGGAATGTTTGAAAAAAGCGGATACGATTATTTCTATGAAATTGATAGAGAAGAAGCGGATCCGCTTCTTGATGATATGGAATTTTTAGCAGATGGTACAGTATGGAACGATTAGAAAACCAGGAGGAAAACACAATGGAAAAAACACAACTACATAAACCAAAACTAACAGAAATAGTCGTTGCGATTGTATGGATTGTAACGGCTATTATTACGTTTATCAAGATACCGCAAGCCTTTATACTGGAAGCGTTATTGTTAATGATTACCGCTGTCTATATGCTTGCTTGCGTTGGATTTTTTGATACAGATACAGAATAGGAAGGAAGGTAGAACGATTATGAAAACAAAACAGAACAAAACAATCAAGATCTTATTAGCCGTAGCACTTATGTTTACGGCTTTTTTAATGATGGAAAATACTGTACGTGCAAAGACAAAAAGAAGCACGTACAGAACTATAAACGGCATTTACAACGCAGATGGAACGATTGACACGGCAGATGGTTATTGTTGGAAAGTTCGCAAGGAATCGTATGCCTATCCAGGGACTACCGTTGTAACTGTAAAATTCAATACTCACGGCACTAGAAACAAGCTCGATGATTCGATCGTAAAGATCAATGCAAAGAATAAGAACATCCAGCTTGTAAACGATTATATACGCCACGAGTACGACTTAAAAGCCTATAGAGTAAAGTATATCAGCACTGGAAAATTAACCGATAAAATGATCCGTGAACGTGCCACACGGCATACAATTTATGTGGAAATCATTAAAAGTATTTCTGCTGGTGGTAAACATGGAACGTATGGAAAAAACTACTACATTGCCTATAACAAACGTGTACGCAAGGGAAAACACGTAACAAGTTATTGTATATGGAATCCTTGCAATAGCTATTGCGATGACGTAGTAGCGGTCGCAGATAATGGAAAAATTAGATAGGAAGAAGGTATGGAATCATGACAACAATTACTATATACAGAAACAAACGCAACGAGAACAAGTACATAGAAGTCCACAACGATGGATATTATCACAACTCAGTAAAACAGTTTATGCAATGGAAGAAAGATCACAATGGAAATCAGCTTGCCAAACCGATTAGAAATGAAATGGGCGATCGAGTCTTACATAGGTGGAAAAAAGCAAACCTTGTAGCATTATTGGAAGATTATGAACTGATTACGGCATAGAAAGAAGGTATGGCATTATGGAAAATAAAATAATTAATATTAATATCAAGGCATTTTTGGAAAAATTCAATGAAGAATACGACTTCTTATATGATAACTATGATCGAGTAGCTGGTTATGCAGAAGCACTTGAAGCTGGTGATTCTTTTATAGAAAGTCATTTGGATTTTGTCAAAGAGTTTAATAATTATAGGGGTGATATTCTTTCTAGTGATAGAGAAGTTGTAGCTTTTATGTTTGCGTTAGAATCAATGGGGGTGGCGTAAATGAAAGATTATAGAACGATTATTGATAATGATACAGTAGAAATGTTTTGCACGACTTTATATGATTGCTTAGCAGATAGTTTTGAAGGTTGTCTGTTAGATAACTATTTCTTTGATATTGGAAATAACAATATGAGATGGGGCAGAGTTAAGCTAAGAAAGTACGTGATGATCTTAGAAAAATACTTGAACGAATGGAGTAGTTGTTACGAATTGTATATGACAGACAGCGAAAAGAAGTATAGAGAATTATTCGATATGTACTATAAAGAACGTGAAGAGTACGAAAAAGAAGAAACGGCATAGGAAGAAGGTGGAAGAAATGAATCATCGTGCAACGTATCTTATCTATTATGAAGATAAGAATGGGTATAGGGATAGCTATGAAGTTTACGGGTATGAACAACTTAGAGAAGCTATGAAGTGGTTACATAGTGATGAGATTAAAGCAAGTGATATATCAATCTATAAGCATGGAAAAGATTTTGAAAATAATTCTGATGACATTATAGAAGTATATAAAAATTGGTGGAAATAACCAGGAGGAACGATAGAATGGAAAAGAACTTAAAAGATTTATACTTTGTATCTGTTTATTACAGTTTTGATTGTGATTCACCGCTTTATGTTTTTAGTACAGAAGAAGAAGCGGTTGCATTTATTAGAAAACAATATCAGGATGAATTGAACATAGAATGTAGAGAATTGGAAATTGATATGAGTGTTTCTGAAAAGGATTATAGTGATTATGGATTATTTGTCGATATATCCGATGATGGAAGTTTTGCACGTATTGAACAAGTAAACGATGATTCGTCATTTATTGAATGGAATTTAACAACATTAAGAAATGATTTATAAAAAGGAAGGTGTATATCAAATGGAAATTTTAAAGAAACAAACTTATGAACAGTATCAGTTAGAATGGATGATCGATCATGGATATTCATTAGCAGATCTTATGAATTCGATGGAAGAATACTATAAACAAGCCTTAGAAATTACTGGGGAAGATACCAGGGTTGGGCGTACGTTTATGGATTTATTTAACGAATGGCAAAATGAATGTGGTTTTGATTATTGTTTATGGTCATGTCCTGATGAAGCAATAGATTGTGGCGAATGTATAGAAGATGAGGAAGAATAAGGAGAATAATCATGGAAATTTTAAAAATGACAAGAACAAACATGGTAGTGATTCAGACAGTAGAAAAGGAAGAACATAACACTTTTGATATTGGAAAAATCAGAGTGTCAGCCTTGCCACCGATAGCAAAACGTGATCTTATCGCAGAACTTAAGTGTAAAGGCTTCTGCGATGGAATGATCCATACGGCTATGCAATGTAGGTTGGAAGATTTAAACGGCTACGTGAACGTGTGGAAGTATGTAGCATATATGTTAGCGGTAGAATTAATGGAAAGATTATAGAAGGGAGCCGGAAATTATGATAGTAAGAAATGAATATCCTGACGGTAGAACGGAAATTTTCTGTAACACGCCTGATGAGTATAACGACTTATGTTGTGAATACGATCTTGAAGATTGCGGTAACAGTGGAAAATACGTTGGATCTAGTTGGAGCCGTGATGATAAGAACAACGTAGATGTTTATTTTAAATATAAAGAAGAATAGAAAGTAGGTGGAAAATGAGTCGCAGAACGACAATGACAGCATTAGCGTGCCACGTAGAACGAAAGTATAGTACTTTATACTTCACAGAAAATCCTCCGAACGCTGGAATTGATGATAGCTTACATGGTTACAAATACTTCTTATTATTCAAGAACACGTTCGGAATTTTTCGGAAATACAGAACGCAAGAAGAAGCAATTAACGGCATGACGGAAATTTTAAAAGAAGATCCAGCTAATCTATTCAACTTCTCTGTATGCCGTACATAATTTATTACATAGCCAATTAAAGGCTTTTACTGTCTGTAATGAAGCAGACTACACCATAACGGAAAGACTCGACTATTGAAGCTAATAGTTACGTTAAAATGAACGGAATGACTGTACTACTGATTGATGGTAGTGACGTATTGGAACGGAAAAACGGTGGCGTATGGTAATTTGCGATAGGTTCGATTCCTATCCCGTCGCTTTATAGAAAATATAAACCAAAAGAATAAAGAAAGAAGGTACTTAATTATGGGAAATCGTGCAATCATTAAAGGAAAAAACCAGGCGTTAGGCGTATATGTGCATTGGAATGGCGGTTATGATTCTGTAAATGCTTTTTGTACATATTGTAAATTAAAAGGATACAGAAGTCCTGAAACTGATAGCTACGGAATTGCTAGGCTTGCACAAGTGATCGGAAATTTCTTTGGCGGTAATATTTCGGTGGGAGTTGAAATCGTTGATAATAATCCGACGCCTAAACAAGTCAAAGAATTATGTCTTGATAATGGAATCTATGAAATTGAAGATTGGAAAATTGTTAATCATATGAATCCTGATATAGTTGTTAAAGAAGATCATGAGGAATATGACTTAATGGAATTTTTAGAAACTATTGACGAAAATATGCCGACTAAAGAACAGTTAGGAAAAGAATTCTTACATTCAGAAGAAATGAACGTCACGGATTTAAAAGTCGGTGACGTTGTTTATTATTGGAATGAATTGTATGGAAAATATGAAAGACATACCGTTATAGGAATTGCAGAAGGCGAAACCATTAGAAACGGACATAATATGGATGGAATTCCATATATTGATTTATATGAAAATAATGGATCATATGATTGGAATCCTAACAATTATTTAGCTTATCAGAAAACAATTAGAGTATGTAAAGAAAAGTAATTTATAGTGGCGTATGGTAGATAAAAGAGTGCTTTTGTCAGGCGGTTCAATTCCGCCCTCGCTACTTTTCACGATGGAAATTATCGTGTATAATATAAGAGAACTGTTAACTTAAAATCTGACCGCAGGAGGTCAGTCGCTAAAAAGGATGGTGGAAATTATGATTCTAGAGTTTAGAAGAGTTCCAGATATGGATAAGAATTTTACGAAATTGACTTATCGTGGATACACAATGCCATTAAAGAAAGGTCGTTGGTATTATGGACAAGATCTTGAAACTGGAAATCTTTGTGTCACGAATGGTTTTGAATGTGGTGGACGTACTCAAATATTTATTCAGTATGAGAAAGGGAAAAAATATACAGAAGAATGGCTGAGTTTGTATGATGATAACGGAAATCAGCAAATAACAATCGCAGAACCAGATTTAACTAATATCATGACAGATATTAAGGATAATATATCTCATAGTATGGATATTGATGATTGGTGTATGGGAAATGGATATGATGCAGAATATCTTAGACAAACCAAAAAAGAAAACCTTGAAGCATTGGAAAAAGATTATCAATATTATTTATACATGGGTTGGAAGTATCCTTACTTTGTAAGAAAAATTGCAGAAAAATGTATGGGGAAGAATATTTAATTAGTTATTGTTTATAGCTTAACGGAAAATTAAATAAGAACAAAGTAATTCAGGAAGATGCAGAAATGTATCTTCCTTTTTTAATGGAAAGAAACGAGGTAAGAACGAATGAAAGTTAGTAAAGAAGAATATGAAAGATTAGACTTTGAAGATTTTGTGGAAAAATTAAAACCACAATATGATACATTATGTAGCTTAGAAGATATGAAGAACGCTTGTGTTCAGGCAGTTAATGTGATGGAAGTTAGCCTTGCAATTCATATCCTGGAACCGATTGAAGAGTACGGTGTGTGGTATTACGACTACGATCGAGAAAAGGGTATGCAGTATGTACCGCAGCCACTGTCACAAAAAGAAGATCTTGTGAAAGCTAGATACTTAGAACTGGTCGGATAATAAAATGCAGATTTAACGGAAAGATATGAGGTGGAAATTATGAAAGAAAATTATATTGTAGTTACATCATGTGGAACAATACGTATGACATTAACAAGTAGGGTAAAAGAAATCTTAACTGAATCCAAGCCAAAAGGATGTCCGTTTGGAAATTATTCGATGTTAAATTTATTACAAGATTGGCTTGGTATGTATGCATGGCAGTTGCCAAAGAATAAACCTATGTCAGTAGTTGAATGTATTGAACGATTGGATATGGATGGAAAATCTATTTATAAAGAATCAATGATTCGATTGATTGAAGCAGTAGCATAAAAGAAAAGTTTTATCGCAGAATAGGAGAATAAGATTATGATTAATAAAGAATGGAAATTAACAAAATCTGGCGAGAAAGAAGTTGAGTATTTTATTAAAGAATGTGAAGCAAAAAGAAAAGAAATTCTTGACGCAGGAAAAGATACAGCTGACGAAACGAATATTCCAACAAAAGAAGATATTTTGAGTGATATTAATGATGGATCATTTCTTGATGAAGATGGGTATTTTAATGGATGGGGTGTCACGGATAATTACGACTTAGGTATTGGATTGGCATATGGAACTGATATTGTGCAGGGATAGGAGATGGAAATTATGGAAAAATATTCAGATAAAAAAATAGAAAGCTTATGGAAAGAGTTAGAAGATGTATTATTTATTGAAGCAAAGGATTTTTATGATGATGCAGACGACAATGATATCCAGTTAGTATTGGCGTCTGATTGGTTTATTTTTGATGCAGGAACTTCACAAGAAACTATATGGGGATGGTTCAATAGAAACTATTCAAAAGGTTTACAGGAGTTGGGGGAGTGAAGAATTATGAATACAGAAACAAAACAGGAAATTATCGGAATCGTTATGTGTCACGGAGAGAATGATTATGGATACTGGGGAGGATTTTCTCTAACAGAGGAAGAAGAACAGATTTACGAGATCCTGATGTGACATGATACAGAAGGATGCTCTATTAGAGGCGCAAGAAATGACATTGCAAACGAGATTAGGGAATAGGAGAGTGATTAGTTATGGAAAATAACGAAGTAAAAAGAATTGCAAACATCTTATTCAATATGTCTTTGGGAATGGACTATGACACGTTCGTAGATGATTGTAAAGAAGATATGAAAATGTTAACTGAAAGCATTGGAAATTTATCTAAGGCAATCGGAAAATTGTCTAAAGCGGATGATTCTCTGTTTTATGTATTGCAGAATATTGCAGATAACAACGCAGATATGGAAAATAGATTGGTCAATGCAGATGGATCTATTAATTAATAGAATGTCAATTTTATTGTAGGAAGGATGGAAATTTACATGAAAAAATACATAATAGATGTTGTAGAAACATATAAGAGATCAGTGGAAATCAAAGCAGAAACAGAGGACGAAGCAAGAAATATTGTAGCGGAAAAGATTAATACAGGAGATATTGATATCCCCTGTGATGGCGGTGGTTACGACTATGAGTACAAGTTATTCGCAAGTGAAGTAGAGGAAAGTGAAGTGTAATTTCTACGGACTGTTTATGATGGTTGAAGAAAATGATAATATATACATATTGGTTGAGATACCAGATGATCAGAAAAACTTGAAGAACAAAGCAAAGGAGAGTAAGTAATGTTTTGGGTTGTAGTATTAATAATTATTTTTATTGTTCCAGAGGACACTTTGGAATATATGCTAGGAGCTATCTTAGGTAGTGCAGCGGGACTTATTGTGATTGTACTTATTTTTGCCGTACTTTACGGAATTTACACATATGGTAGTGATATAGTAGATGAAATTAAGAATCATTTCAAATAATGGAAGATAGGATGGAAAATATTATTTAAGAAAGCAGATTATATATGGAAGGAGTTATGAATATGAATAAATTCAAACATTATGGGAAAGATGTATGGGTTCAGATATTTACAGAAACAAACTGGGTAGATGGACTAAAGAAAAACGGATTAGAATATGTAGCACTTCCAGATCTTGAACATGAAGTATATAAATATGTTAAGAATGGAAAAGAGAGGTATGCTCTAATTCATTATCCTGATGTACCAGAAGAAGCTTTACAGGAAGTGTATATCATAGAAAAGATCCCTGATGATCTTAGTTGGGATAACATAATAGAAGATTACAGACAGCAGAACAGAGGATATGAACCGATGAAACTGCCAACACGAGCAAGGCTACTCTATGATAAAGCCGATCACATAGCATATGAATTGGAAAAAGAAGATTCCGATTTTGCTAAAAATTTTTGGCATAGACCTACAGGATATATTGATCCTAAACGATTTAAGTCGGCTCTTACTTTGCTTGGAACAAGTATCGAAGAACTAAGGGAAATGGATCATTCTGACACACCAGAAATTGATGAACTAGAATTAGAGTGAATACAAATTAATATAGGTAACTAGGACACTTATGGAAAATTCCAGAGTGTCTTTTTTAATACAAATTTTTACATAAGAAAGGTGGAATTGATTATGAATCTAAACGAAATGGAAATCCCTTGCGATCCAATTTTGGACAAAGCAAAGAGGGATGAGTTGGTGCAGAACACAGAACTTTTAAAACAGGTTACAATCAAGCCGATCCCGTGGCTTCCTGGACGAGATTATATTACTACGGAACAGGTAGCACGATTCTTTGACGGAGATGTTGACGAGGTTAAGAGGCTGTATACAAAGTATCGCAAAGAGTTTTTAGACGATGGAATGGAAGTTAAGACGGTGCAGGAGATCATTGACGGTCAGGACGCAGCAACGGAAAAACAGAAGGGAAGAATCATGGTAACGTATCCGAACGGATTAAATATCTCATTCGGTTATAAGGGTGCTAAGGTGTTTACTCTTAAATGTTTAATCAGATTGTCTTTACTGATGGAAACTTCAAGCCTTGCCGAGAGCGTTAGACATTATGTTTTTATCAATGATTATATTACGATGGAAGAACGAAGAGAACAAGAACAGATCGAGACAGGCGTACAGCTTGTAGATACAACGGAAATTTTAGGCAGAAGAATTGATCTGTATAGAAGCATTGAAGATCCATTATTCTTAGCTAAAGACGTGGCAGAATGGATTGATTATGCAAAGACTGGAACTGGGAAGTATAATGTCAATGTAATGCTACAAACAATTGATCAAGAGGAAAAATTCAAGACTAAAATTTTAACTACCAACAATGTTGGTACTCAAAATTTAGGTCAATTAGACGCCAACGGAAAAACTAAAACACCATTCTTATTCCTAACAGAAGATGGGCTTTATGAAGTGTGTATGCAGTCACGTAAACCGATTGCCAAGCAGATGAAGAAGCAGATCAAAGAATACCTTAGAAACATCCGTAAGACAGGCGGTGCAGTTGACTTTGGGAAAGAGTCACAGTTCATTGAACACTACTTCCCATCATTTTCTGAGGATGTCAAGCTTGCTATGGTAACTGATTTACGAACACAGAACAAAGAACTCAAAGAAGAGAATCAGAAGTTACAGAATGATAACAAGTTATTAGCAGCGGAAATTTTGACGTGGGATGATCGCAATAAGATGAACGCTGGAATTAGGAAGTTGGCTGCTGTAACAGGAACACAATTCTCTGTTATGTGGAACGAGCTTTATAAGAACTTGCAATATAAATATCAGATTGATGTTAAGAAACGTGGGAAGAAACCATTTTTACAGTGGATTCAAGAACATGAATGGGATAAGGTATTGAAAGTCTTTTGTGCAATGTGTGAAGCTAGAAACCTATCTCCAACAGATATGTTCCAACAGACAGCACCAGTGGAAAATTTATATGATAATGAAGATGAGGATGATGAAGTATGGAATTAGAACAGATTATTCATTTCTTTGAACAGTTCTGCGGAATATCTTTTGTGTTATATGTGATTGTTTTTCTAGCTTGGTTATCGCTAAGAAAAATTGATCGTGAACATAATAAGGTATATTTAAGCAAATATATAGACGTATTAGAGGAAATATTAGAAGCTATTATGAAGCCTATGAAAGCAATTACGACATTATGGGTTATCGTAGCTTTCGGAATGCTTATTTATCAGCTGATTTAATTCCATATAATAATTTTGGCAAAGAACCGAACGGAAGGTTCTTTTTATTTTACGAAAACATTTGACAGGAACCGATTTGGCAGGTCGGTTCTTTGTCAAATTTATTATACACAAATTAATGATTAACTAAGCATAGAATTGTTAATAGGTAAGGTGTTAATTACATAGAGAACTAATAGGAATAGAATAGGTTTCTATTAGGATTGGCACACTAATAGTTGGAATTAAATGTTGATTTTATTTCTATTGGTTTACGGAATATAACTATACGAAAATAATTAGTACAGAGAAAAATAAGGCAATTTAGAAAGGAAGGTAAAGAATGAATCTACAATTAGTTAAAACGGAAAAATTTAACGATATAGCGTGTGATTTTTACAGTGCTGAGGACAATATTTGGATGACTAGAAAGCAGATTGGAGAGGCACTGGAATATAGCAATCCTCAGAAAGCAATTGACAATCTACACAATGGACATAAGGATAGATTGGACAAACATTCAGTTACCCTCAAATTAGGGGCAACTGATAATAAGAAATATGATACTACACTTTACAACGAACGTGGAGTGATGGAAATTTGTAGATGGAGTAAACAGCCAAAGGCAAACACCTTTATGGACTGGGTATGGGATATTGTACAGGCTTATCGTCATGGAAATTTCAGAGTAGGTACTCCTGTAACTACAGTAGAACAGTTTCTTACAGAGCAGACAGAGCTTATGAAGCAGATGGAAAAGAATAATGAACGCCTGTATAAGATTACTATAGAAGGATTTAATCAGTTGGCAGATATCGTTAAAGAAATGAAAGCTGAACGTAAGGAATTATATAAGTCGATAGGTAAACCTACGAAAGATATTCCAGTAGTAGATACTGAAAGTGTTATCGCAGAATACAAACTCAATGAATGGAAGTCCAACGTCTATTCTATCATTAACGATATTCTAAAAGAATCTGACGAGCTAGGAACAACTACTAGAGATATTCTTAAAGAAACATACAGGTATCTTACCAACACATATGGGATTGTGTGGGAACAGGATCGGAAAGAATACAAAGCGAAATATAATATTGAGGAAAGAGGTAATGTGCCAACGATTGATCTTTGCTATGACAAATATCCTGATCTGTTAGTTAGTTCACTGGAAAAACTTCTGCGACAGTTCAGGAAAGAAAATGCACAGCCTGACTGGGACGAAATGAAGATCAAGATTACTAATTATGCTAATCATATTGGAAATAAATCTAAAGGCGGAACTTCTGTTTATCGGAAAATCTATACTAAGATGACAGAGAATGGCGTCAACTGGGATGAGTATGCTCATGGACTGTCTAAATCTCAGCTTATTAAAACAAATGCAACTTTATACAATAGATTCTACGAAGCTGCGGTGGAAATTATTAATGAAAACAAAGGAGAAGAATAATGAAATTTGAAATTGAAACGAATCCTTATGAAAACAAGAAATCAATATTTCGGAAAAAGAATATTGAGATCAATCCTGGACTAACCGTATTAGTTGGGTGCAATGGTAGTGGAAAAACAACTTTGTTGAAACAAATTGAAAGGCATTTAAAAAGAGATGATATTCTGTATGTAAAATATGATAATTTACTTAATGGTAATAATAATGGAATGTCGCAGATGCTGTATAACGATGATTATGGATTATTTGCAACAGCTTATTGCTCTTCGGAAGGAGAAAGAATTGCAATTAATCTTGGTACATTCGCTAGAAAGATTGGAGATGCGATTAAGATATGCAAAGAAGATAATGAAAAACAATTATTTGTATTGTTAGATGGAATTGATAGCGGTTTAAGTGTGGATGCCATAGCAGATATTAAAGAATATTTATTTAAGACACTATTCGAACAGGCAAAAGAAGTAGATGTCTATCTTATTGTATCTGCTAATGATTACACAATGACAAGAAACGAACAATGTCTTGATGTTTATACTGGAAACTATAAGACGTTTAAAGATTATGAAGATTATTATAAATTTATTATGAAATCTCGTGAACGAAAAGATAAAAGATATGGTAATGACAATTAAGAAAGATGTGTGGTAAGATATGAGAATAGAAGAGAAAAATGTCGAAGGATCATGTATTGAATGTGGTGGAAGAGATACAAATGTGTCAATGAAAAAGATAATCTTTGAACGGAAAGTTGGAAAAGAAGCTCGTATAACTCATCCAATTTGTTTATGTGAAAAATGTTACAATAAATTATGCGAGTTAATGTTAAATTGTCCAAATTGCGGTAAGGAAATTGATATAAGAAAGGAATAATTAAATGGATAGAAATGATATATATACTTGTGTTTATGAAACTAAAGATGGAGAAATTGGTTATGCTTCATTTGATAATGAACAGAGTTTATTAGAATTGTTAAATGAGTGCAGAGAAAACGGAGATAAGATTTTAGATGCCTGCAAGGTTGAGGATCGTTATGAATTCAAAGATGGAAAATTTGAGTCTAAATATCAAAGAATGTATGGATATGCAATTATCAAAGCGATTAAAGATAAGAATAAGGAATTAGGTAATAAACTAAGAAAAGTAATTGATGAAAGGATCGCCATAGAAGAAAAATTAGCAGATACAAACATGCCGTATCAAAAATATATGTATTTATTGCGTGATAAAGAGGATATTGAAAAAACAGAAGCAAAGTTAAGTCAAAAGAAACAAATCGTAAGAGATATGTTAGATGTCTGCTATGAAGCGGTATGGGAATGTGACGATCGTATAGATAAAATGAAACTTTGATAGAAAGGAAGAGGGAATAAATGGAAGAAAATTATATGCGAAGAATTGATGATCTCGGTAGAATCTGGATTCCAAAAGGAATCTTATCTAAAATGTTTTCAAAAGATGAGTATTTTGAAGGGTATCCAATGCATATGTTTTTGGAAAATAATCGTAATATTATCATTTGCAAAAATAAACCAGCGGCACGTTTTTGTGAATGGGAATATAATACAAACCTACGTCAAGCTGAAAGTAAATGCGATAACATAAGCATTGATCAAAAAACTTTTGAAAAACTTAAGTATTGCCCATATTGTGGCAAACAGATAAAACTTATATACAAATAAAACGAAAATTTGATAGGCGGTGGTACGAATGGTGGGTTTAAGAGATGGAATTATAGGGAGGTGCTAAATGAGAAAACCAATAACAAAATGTCCGCACTGCGGAAGTGATCGTGGAATGGCTGTTAGGTTTAAAGCTAATGGAGCCGATATATATAGTTTTGATGGACATTTGCAAGATGAAGAAATTATTGAATACTGTACATATAATAAATGTATGACATGCTGTGACTGTGGTAAACGTATAATGAGTTATGATGAATTTATGACACATTATGCAATTGATGAATTAACAGGTGAGCATTTAAAACGGTGAAAGGAGAATTTTATCTCCGCATATAGATGGGAGTGATGCCATGAGTAATACAGGATGGATTAAACTCCATCGGAAAATTACAGATCACTGGTTATGGGAAGATAAACCATTTGCCAGAGGACAAGCAATGATTGACTTATTGATTCTCGCAGGATATAATGATCAATCGAAATACATTGATGGAAATTTAGAAACAGTTGAGCGAGGATCGGTAGTTACATCGATCAGAAGATTGTGCGATCGATGGGGATGGAGTAATTCAAAGGTTATCAAATTTTTAAAGACACTGGAAAACGACAGTATCATACATGTAAAAAGCGACACTAAAAAGACAGTCATAACCATAGTAAATTACAGTGTTTATCAAGGTTTTGTAGATGAAAAAACTACACAGAAACGACACCAAAACGACGCAGAAGCGACACATAAAAAGAAAGTAAAGAATAATAATAAATATAATAATAATAATAATATAAAGCGATTCACACCGCCTGATTGCGAGCAAGTCTCCAGATATTGCCAACAGAGACACAATGGAATTGATCCAGAAGAGTTTGTGGATTATTACACAGCCAAAGATTGGATGATTGGCAATAGCAAAATGCAAGACTGGAAGGCAGCAGTACGAAACTGGGAACGTAATCAAGCTAAGAAGAACGCTAAACAAAAGTCCAAGGTAGTGAACCTTGCACGTTTGGAGTGTGATCGTGACTATGATTTCGGTGCGTTGGAAAGACAGCTTTTTGAGAAGCAGATGACAGGATGAACCTGTATGACGGATGATGATTTGCAAACTGAATAATGGCAATTTTGAGAAGCTTAGGGGCTTCTTTTTGTTTTGTCTAAATTTAGAGAATAGGAGTGAGAATTATGGAATTAATCGAGGTAGAAATTAGACCAGAAGTACGTGAACAGTGCAATAACTAAGAGAGGAGATTGGAACAATGAAATTATACGGAACAGTGAATACAGAGGTTGATGTGAGTAAATATAATATATTAATAGCTGCGGCTCAAATACTATACGATGGACATCTATATGATAGTTGGGGAATTCATACAGAGTTATTGGAGCCAGATCATAGAGAAAATAACACTGGTAAAAGAGGATTATTTAAGGTTGAAGATATATCATATCATGGTTCCCCAGTATGGAAATATACATTGATTACTGATGATGAAAATGCAATAAATGATTTTCTGCTGGCACAGGAAATAGAAAAAGTAATTAAGAGAGTGTAAGAATAACTAAGAGAGGTGAGATTATCATGGCAGCAATACAGTTTGAAGTTATTGAAACAGTAAATAATAATAACGCAGAAGAATCTGAAACAAAGATTAAAAGACGCAAGGACGGAAATCCTAAATGGACTCGATCTAATAAACAAAAAGGCGTATCATCTTTAGTGTATCCGATCAAGGACAGAAAACAATTTGCAGCCTTTAATGCATATTTTAGAAACCAGATTGATAAATCGTACACAGAGTACAAACGATATGTAGCTGCCAGAAACAATCTTTTAGTTGCAGTTGGAAACAATACAGCATATCGTATCTCTGATATCGTCAGACTCAAATGGGGCGATTTATTAGACGATAAGACTCGTAAGCAGGAAAAGAAAACAAAGAAATTCAGAACTGTATACTTTAACGATTTGGTAACTGAAGCAGTGGATATTTTCTTTGAAGCTGTTGCAGGAACTAAATATGATGTCAAGATTGATGGCAAAGTGCCAATGGATGATTATGTTTTCGGAACATGTAAGTCTGGATCAGGACACATGACTGAAGCAAATGCTTTGGATTTTGTTAAAAAAGGTGCTAAGGCAGTTGGAATTGAGGATAACATTGGTACACATACATTGCGAAAAAACTTTGTATACTGGACACTTGTTGATCATAAGGATGATCAGAATGTATTGTATACACTTATGAGATTACTGAATCATAGTAGCCCTGCAATGACGTTTTTATATGCTACAATTACAGAAGAGGAAACACATGTATTGTTCGATGATATTGCTCAGACGTATAAGGATATTATCAGCGGAGCATTTAACGGATTAAAGGAAAATGTTATTAATGTGAGTTATGATAGAGTTATGGAGATTATCAAGTGTGCTTATGAGACTGGCAAGGATGATGCAGATCAAGATGATAGAGTACATGAGGACAATATGCAGGCACTAAAAGAGTTGCTGGAAGGAGTTATTTTATGATATTTGTAACAGGAGATACGCATGGTGATTGGATGACTCGATTAAACAGTCGTTCTTTTCCTGAAGGCGTAGGGCTGACTAAGGATGATTATGTAATTATTTGTGGAGATTTTGGATTGTGGCATGACACAAAAGAAGAACGACATAATCTGAAATGGTTGGACAACAAACCATTTACTACTTTGTTTGTATGTGGGAACCATGAGAATTATGATAGGCTGTACGAATATCCTGTAGAGAAATGGTGTGGAGGAAAGATTCATAAGATTTGTAGCTCTGTTTTTCATCTCATGCGAGGACAGGTATTTGATATCAATGGGAAGAAATTTTTTACATTCGGTGGAGCTAGTTCTCACGATGTTCAGGATGGGATTTTAGAGCCAGACGATCCAAGAATTAGTAAGTGGTACAGAGATTATGACAAAATGTTTAGGATCAATCATACGTCATGGTGGAAAGAGGAGTTGCCTTCAGAAGAAGAAATGGCAGAAGGTATGATGAATCTGAAGCAGAATGGATTGCAAGTGGATTATATAATTACACATAGTCCATACACATCTGCATTACGTCAAATGGATCAAGGATCAGGAGTGTATAAAACAGATATATTGACGGATTATTTGCAAGAGATTAAAGAATCTGTTAAATATAAAAAGTGGTTCTTTGGACATATGCATGTGAACCAGAACTTTCCAGAAGATAATGCGATTGCAATTTATGAGCAGATTATTAGAATTTTGTAAGGAGAATTTTGTATGAAGATAAATACGATTAGACAAAATAAGGAAGAAAAGAAAGTAAACCAGAATCTTATGTGGATTTCAGCAGAGATTCCACCGCTAAAACCAGATAATGCATCACGTTATATGAGATATAAAACATATCCTGTTATCGTGGATTACCAATATAATGATGGATGTGTGGACGAAGTGCTTGATTTCTGTGACTATGATTTTGAAGAAAAGAAGTGGAAACTGGATAATCCTCATAAAGTTAGACAGTATTTCCCACTTCCAAGTAAGCACAAAGTAAAGTGTTCGAACAAAAAGAGAACATTTGTTCGAAAAATATCTTGATTTTGTTCTATAGTAGCATTATAATAAGAAATGTAGAGATTCTTTGTTCACAATAAAAATTAACTTTCTTTCTTGCACCTATTGACAGGGTGCAAAAAGTATGGTATATTTAATTCATGAAAATAAAAAATGCAACTGGGGAAAGTTGAGGGACGTAAAATGAACGGATATACTAACAAAGAAAGAAAAGGAAACGATAACAGAAAAAGAAAAGAATATGTATATGGCAAATATCAAAATCCTCAAGTTTGGGGAATATATTTTGCAGATTTGCCGAAAATTGAAGGTAGTCATATCTTGCATGGGAAAAGACCAGTCATCGTATATTCTAATAATATTTGTAATAATACGAGCACAGAGATTAACGTGTATCCAATTACAAAAAAATTAAGGAACTGGATACCGACACATGTAACCATTTATCCAAATACCAGTAATGGATTAAAAATGGTATCACAGGTGTATTTAGAGCAAGGAAGAACAATTCCAAAAAATAATCTTTTAGAGTATTGGGGAAGAATATCTGATCTATCTTTAATGTTAAAAATAGGACATGGCATTTTAATACAAAACGGCATGTTATCGTACATAAATGCAATGGCATCCTAGAAATGGAGAATATTATGAATAATAAAGAATTGATACAAAATTATATAGATTCTCATGTATCAGAATCACGTCGCCCAACATGGAATTGGTTATTAGATTCTGATATTGCGGACGACAATGCATCTGGGTTAACGTATGCACCAGGTACAATACAAGAGGCTATATTATCAGATACTAGAGGTAAAAAAACCAAAAGTATGAATTCTATTAAAAAAAGATATGACCAGCTCGTCAAACTATATACTTATGCATATGAACAAAATTACATTAAATATAATCCATTTGTTAATGATAAATTTATAAACTTGCAATTAGCAGTTGATATATATTTTTCAAATAGAGTTAATGTTAATTATGTTACACCAGATAAAATAAATGCGTTTATTTCGAATCTGATGTCGTGCAATGCATCAGCCGATACCAAATTGAATACTAGATTTCACATTGTGAGTTTATATAATGGGATAAATGGAAAGGAGTTAAGAAATCTAAAATTCTCAGATATTAATCAAAATGATTTAACAATTTTTGGGAAACCAGTCTCCAAAGATTTTATCGAGACATTGAATGAATATAAATTGAAAATGGGAGATACGAATATATATGATGATTTTGTATTAATACCACGAAAAAAATGTAATAATATAGAAGAATATCAAGCAGAGCAAAAGAGGATATATACTAATGTGCAGTCCCAATTAGAATTAACTGGGAACACTTTATCTTATGAAAAATTGACAACCATTGATGTTATTAATTCTGGTTTTATACAATATTTAAAATCTAAAATGGATATCAAGGCAATTGCAGATTTGTATTATATTAAATCAAAAGAAGGAATCGCACGATCTGTAATCGCACGTCAATTTAGTGAAATTGCAATTAAATTTTATTATAATTATTATATATCATATAGATTAAAAAAGAAACAATTTAGTGATCGTCAAACTGTAATTGGTAAAACTATTGGTTATTTATATAAAGATGAGGACTATAAGAATTATCGTGTACATCAAATCATGGCAGAATAAAGGAAGGTATATGTATGGACAATCAAATATTAGAAATGTTAGTAGCGAATCAATCAAATCAAATGCATATTGATGTACTTGATTTACACTCATCAGAAATGTCATCGTGGTTTCTGAGTGAATATAAGATTCGAGCAGATGATAGAAAGATGAAGATCTATGGCAAAGATAAAGATCTTTCATATCATTGGATCGAATTTATTCAAGATGAGAATTTGTTCTCTCATATTAGGCAGGACGACATATTTGACATAATCAAATGCCTGCAATTTACATACAAAGAGAGATACAATGTTGGAATAAAAATACAGACAATAAAAAAGAAAGCAGAAGTCTTTGGTAAAACTTCTACTTTCACACAAATTGAAAATTCTAACTAAACAAATCATAGATAACAAAAAAAGATTTTTTGAATCTACCGTGTTGGCAGCACGATAGAAAATCGAATTTGATATTTAGAATTGTTTAATCTGAAAGGATAATAATATCCTTAAAATCATTATAACAATTCTAAACATGTTCGTCAACATGAAATTTTTTCCAAAAAACACAACTAAATATAGGAGTGATGTATGAAATACATAATTACGAATGAAGAGTTCTATGTGAAAAGAGATCATGCAAGAAATAAATACGTTCGTGATAATCGTAAGTCTGAAGCTACTCAGTTTACCTCCAAGCAAGCAAAGCACATTTTAGGTTTGAAGCATAAATATACGTGGATGAAAGACGGATTTCATGCCAGAGAAATTGAGCTAGGTAAAGTTGGAAAACCTATGGAATCTAGTGAAATAATGCGTAAAGGTAATGGAAATTGCTTTATGGATTGGGAATGTGATAATACATTGATCGACAATATAGAGACTGAGGAAAGAGCTATAGTAGGACTTCTAGCATATGACTCAGATCAATTAGGAGAAAAGAAGTTTGAATTAGAGCAGGCATTATCATATGCCGATTCTGCCAGAAGTGATATTCTTCATGCGATTGAGTTTAAAAAGATTGATGCTGCGAAACGTGCAGTGATTGTTGGGTATCTTAAAACCTTACAAGAATTACACAGAAAAATCAAGAATTGTATTCGATACATAGAAGTGATGCAGAATTGCATGGATAATCAGAAAGATATATGTACTTTGAAGAAAGAATTAAAAGATGCAGAACATAAGTCGTATGTCGGTAGAACAAAGTATTATGAGCTGATCCAGAATATAATCGGGTAGAGTTTCTTCCTTATTATATATGATGACTCGCACAGGCATTTGTGCAAAATTAAAATGTAAATATTATGTTAGAAAGGAGAAATATGGGCATTTACATACAAAAATTCGGGCGCCCAGGACAAAGATATTTTGAACTAGATGAAATAGAATATAGTCCACACTCAGGAGACTGTATTAAAGTGTTAAACAAGCAAAATGGAAAAGAAAAAACATATGTAGTGATTAATGAAAATGTAGGTGATCTACGATTACATACAAGAGAGTTAATGCCAAGAGTTCATTATACAATTTGTGATGAAAAACATTTGGATAATATTTATATGTTTAGTGTTTCAGCTTTGCTTGATAAAGAAAGATGGATATTGCGTATATATGATTCGTTTGGTGTTGAAAGAAAACAAAATGGAATATATTCGTTTGTCGATACATTAGATCAAGATATCGTTATTACCATTTTGATAGGAAAATACAAGCGTGAAGATACGTTTAATGTCAAAATACCTTGTGAATTGAAAAATTAAAAGAAGGAGAATTATATGGAAGAAAATAAAACGGGCGTTTGGGTGCAGACTAAAGGCAGACACAGGAAGAGACTTGATAGTGATGATGAAATTCGTTTGAGCATTGGAGATTATATACAAGTATTTTCCGATGTTGATAATGTACTTTTCAAGGTAGTAAGTGTCGAATATAACAGAAGTAGAGGATCGAGCTTTCAAAAACTTTTGCCTGTATGTAGTGTATTTGGGGAAGATGATAAAGCCATTGATCCAACAGCTACAGGGTTACATCGTTTAATATATACGAAAATAAATAGTAATAATAAGATGTGGTTTGATGGTGATTTATATAGGTATATTAATTGTGTTGTTCGAACTTCAGATGAACTACAAGTTGTGCTTATTCGTGGAACAATGAATGAAGACCTCGAGATTAAGACAGGTACGATTTCAGCTGACGAAATAAAAATTGGCACATTAGCCCCACCACCACTTTCAGAAAGAAGAGGTTCTTTCCTGCCATACTATCAGCAAAAACCAATTACTGCAACGTCAGAAGCAGCAAAGAATTTTAAAAAAGAATATTATGGAACATTTGGAGCTGAACGTGAATTAAAGTCACAGATACCAACAATAGAACTGGATCAGACGTTAAAAAAGATTGCTGGCAGAATGGACAACATCATGATTAGCGATTTAAGAACAAATCACATCGAATTTAAGGAGAAAGAAATGTATACAAAGAATTTAAAAGAAATGATCAAGAAACCGATTTATGTTGACAAAGAAATTACTGTGAAGGAACCAATGTTAGATAACAACGGTAAGCAGATCGAAAAAGATGGTAAGCCAGTGTTTAAAGTAAAACATTATCATGGAATGGTTAAAATCTTATGGGTTAGTGGAGCAGAAACTGTTGCGTATGTAGAGGGAAATGATGTGTATGACAGAGAAAATGGCTTCAAAACTTGTGTATTAAAATACCTTTGTGGGAACGCAGGTGCTCATGACGCAGTTGATTTTTGGACAAATAAATATGTGAAATATCCAAGCAGTTGCATTGAAGTGACAGAAAACTTATGTAAATTAGAAAAAATTCTTGAGAATGACAAGAAGAGAGAAGAGGAAAGAAAAGGTTTACCTCATGCAAAATTCTTAAGAAGAACGGTGGATCGTTTAGTACCTAACTTTTCAGATGACAAATTACATTATACACCAGAAGATGAAAAGCTTGCTAATGAATTTAAGAAATTAGCAAAGAAATATTTTCCAGAACTTAAATGTAGGGAAATTTATATTAATGATAGAAAACAGGAAGACGTTTTCGTAGCAATTAAATAACAAAATGAAAAGGAGATAAATTATGTGCACACCAATGAATGAAAACTGGAGCAATTTTTTAAACAAATTGTCAGAGCGTTTAAATAAGATGCTCGATTATGTAGAGAAAAACAATTCTACATTGTATGAAACCGATATTGATAAGGATGAACTTTGGGAAGTATATCTGAATAGTTTCCCTGAAGGAACAAACAAAATGTATCGTAAACGACGAGAATATGACTGTGGTCATTGCCGAAACTTTATTAAAACAATCGGTGGAGCTGTGGCAATTGTTGATGGCAAGATTCATACGATCTGGGAGATTGATACCGATGATGTAGTATTTCAGCCAGTAGTTGATGCTTTACGAACATATGTAGAATCAAAACCAATCAAAGATATTTGGAGACATTTTACAAATACAGTTGGAGTAAAAACGACAAATGAGTATACAGAGGATAAGCAGATTATCAAATGGACTCATATGTATACGCCAATTCCAGAGAGATTACTAGAAAGAAAATCCGATATTCCTACAGCAAAAGCAAAAGTGAGAGATCGAAAGAATGTGTTTAAAAGATCACTTGATGAAATCACAGAAGAAGCTGTTGATACAGTGTTAGAGCTGATCGCTTCAAATACTCTTTATAGAGGACAGGAGTGGGAAAGAGTCTTAAAGGACTTTAGAAAATATCAGCGAGAATACAATGGTTTATCCGATGAAGAAAAAGATACATATACATGGACAAAAGCCATGACCATCGGAGATGTAATTGGTCGTATTAGAAATCATAGCATCGGTACATTACTTGTGAATATCAGCGAAGGCATGGACTTAGATAATGCAGTAAAAGCCTATGAAAATGTCGTAGCTCCTGCGAATTACAAACGACCAAAGGCAATCTTTACAAAGAAGATGCTTGAGGATGCAAAGAAAACTGTAACCGATTTAGGATATATGGATTCATTACAGCGTAGATTTGCAAGACTTGACGATATTACAGTAAACAATATTCTGTTTTGTAATCGTGATGCAGCACCACGTATTCAAGGTGGCTTAGATATTTTTGATGAAATGAGTAAGGAAGTCGCAGTAAATCCTAAGAAGTTCTCTAAAGTCGAAGAAATCAGTGCAGAGAAATTCGTATCAGATGTACTTCCAACGGCAAAAGAATTAGAAGTTCTGTTTGAAAATCGTCACAAGAAGAATATGGTTTCACTGATCGCACCTGTAAATAAAGATGCTAAGAACATGATGAAGTGGAGTAATCCTTTCAGCTGGGCATATTCAGGAAATATGACAGACAGTGAAATGAAAGAAAGAGTTAAGAACGCAGGTGGTGCAGTTGATGGAGTTTTAAGATTCTCAATTCAGTGGAATGCAAATACAGATTGGAATCAGGACGATTTTGATGCACATTGCAGAACTCCACGTCATCATATCTATTATGCTTCAATGCATGATTATGCAACTGGTGGAAGCCTTGATGTTGATGTAACTCATCCACATAGAGGAGAGCCTGCCGTAGAAAATATTACATGGGCAGATAAATCCAAAATGGTTGACGGAGAATATGAATTTTTCGTAAGAAATTTTGCTCATAGAAATGGAGTTTCTGGATTTACAGCAGAGATTGAATTTGATGGACAGATTTATGAATTTGAATATGATAAGCCTTTACGTCAGAACGAAGATGTTCCAGTAGCTACAGTTACATTAAAAGATGGTGTGTTCACAATCAAAGAAAAACTTCCATCAACAACATCTTCAAGAGAAATTTGGGGTATCAATACAAATCAGTTTGTGCCAGTAACAGTAATGTGTTATTCACCTAACTATTGGGACGAACAGACAGGTATTGGGCATAAACATTATCTGTTCATGTTAAACGGATGTGTGAATGAAGATACTCCAAATGGATTCTTCAATGAGTTTTTGAAGCAGGAATTAGTACAGCACAAGAGAGTATTCGAGGCTTTAGGAAGTAAGATGCATGTCGCAGATGACCCAAATCAGCTATCAGGAATTGGTTTCAGTTCTACAAAACGAGATGATGTGATCGTTAAAATCAAGGGTGCAGCAGAAAGAGTTTTTAAAATTAAATTTTAATATAGACAAAGGAGATTGAATTATGACAACAGAAAACTTATTTGAAATGGCAACTAGAAACAAAATGAGATTCCCATCAACAAAGGGAGAATTATCCGTAGAAGATTTATGGGATTTATCTGATAAAGATTTAGACGTGGTTTATAAAAATCTGAAAGATCAGGAAGTTAAATCTTCAGAAGAAAGTCTGTTGGATGATGCAAATGTTGATCCAAGATTAACGGCTGCGATTGGTATTGTGAAGTATATCTTTACAACAAAACGTAATGAGAGACTTGCTGAGAAGGAACGTATTAATAAGAAACTGACACAGAGAAAATATATTGATGCTCTTTCCAAGAAACAGGATGAGGCTATTGAGAAGATGTCAGAAGCAGAATTACGTGCAATGATTGATTCGTTAGAAGATTAAGATAATACACCTTCCCGTCAAATTTGACGGGTGGGTGCTTAAAGAAAGGAGACTGGAATGATTTATAAATTAGAATTAGGCGACTGGTCGGAAGATGGGCATAAAATATCAGAAAGTTTTTTATTTGATTGTAACTATGATATTCATAAAATTCGACAAGCGTATAAAGACAGTTGTAAAAAGCTAGGAGTAGCTTTTAATTACAATGAAGATTATACGGGTCTAGGTCTTGGTTATAGAAGTGAGAGACTGATTTGGACAGAGTATCAAGAATCAGAAATGAGCGAAACAGCATTTGAAATTTTAAATAATTCTGGGTGTTTTAAAGAGGTTGATTTCTATAAAGAAGATGGCGTGTATTATATCGAAGAAAGGAAAGATTGTGCAAAACTTATTATGAATTTTATCGCACTGTCTATGCCTGAAGATTTTCGATATAAGCTTGTCCAAGAGCCAAAAGTTGAATCGATTAATAGTTGGAATGATGAACTGAGACAGCACTTTGGGTATGGATTATTTGATTAATAAAACAGTAATTTAATGGAAGGAGAAAACAATGGACGTTAATAATTTATTGGTTGTCGTCGATATGCAGAATGATTTCATCGACGGAAGCCTTGGAACCAAAGAAGCACAGGAAATTGTTCCCAAAGTAATTGAGAAAATTAAAAATTTTGATGGCATTATTGTTACAACAATGGACACACACGATGAAAATTATTTATCTACACAGGAAGGAAAGAATCTTCCAGTAAAGCATTGCATCTGCGGAGAAGATGGATGGCATTTAAATGAAGAAGTTAGAAAGGCATTATTATCGTCAGAGATGTTTTGTCGCAATGACAAGCAAGAAAATGCTATTTGGCTTCTTGAGAACTATTGTAAAGAAACATTTGGGTCATTAGAACTTATGGACGATTGTTCTGATGAATTCGGTGAAGATGGTCGGTCTCATCCAGAAGATGTTGAAATTACCTTAATTGGTCTTTGTACAGATATTTGTGTAATCTCAAATGCAATGTTGCTAAAAGCAGCGTTGCCAGAAGCAAAGATTGTCGTAGATGCATCTTGTTGTGCGGGTGTGACACCAGAAAGTCATAAGAACGCACTTGAAGCAATGAAGATGTGCCAGATTGAAGTAATTAATGAGGAGGATTAATGAATGATTATTGTAAATGGAATTGAGATTAAGCCACAGAAATTTCCAGATGGTACGCAGAAAATTGATGTCTCTGAACCAGTTTATGGTTTCTTATTTGATGAAAAATATAAATTTTTCTGTCTTGGATGGTTATATGAGTCTGATGAAGAGTTATTTGATATATATTGTATTTCAAGAACATTAAAAGAAAGATGCCCAAGCACACCACAAGAATTAGACATGCCATATATTCCAAATGCCAGGTTCGATCGTGTTAAGAGTAAAGGTGAGTGTTTTACTTTAAAATATTTTTCAGAGATTATTAATAGTCTAGGATTTGCCAAAGTGGTAGTTCAAGATCCACATTCACATGTTTCTACAGCATTGTTGAATAATGTGGAAGTCAAGAATGTTGACAATGAAATATTCGTGGCTATAAATTCTATTGAAGCAGAAGAACAGGATAAAAATTTAGTCATCTATTTTCCAGACAGTGGGGCTTTAAAACGATATTCAGATCAGGTTCAGTCATATTATTATCCGATTGTCTATGGAATTAAAAATCGTGATTGGAAGACAGGAAACATTCTTGGTATTGAGATTCATGGAGATACAGATAAATTAGACGAAAATACGGCAATCCTTATGATTGATGATATTTGTAGTAAGGGTGGCACATTCTATTATGGATCAAAAGAATTAAACAAATACGGTTGTAAAGATATGTATTTATACGTTAGTCACTGTGAAAACACAATTCTTGATGGCGAATTACTAAAGGAAGATAGTTTGTTTAAAAAAGTATTTACAACACGTAGTATTTTTACGAAAGAACATGAGAAAGTTGAGGTGTTAGATTTATGAAACAGACAAATCCAATGTTATTAATTGATTTTTATAAAGCAGTTCATGCTGAAATGTTGCCAAAAGGTATTACAAAATCTGTTTCTTATTTTACTCCACGCATGAGCAGAGTAAAACGATGGAATGAAGTAGCCATGTTTGGATTACAAGGATTCATTAAAGAGTATTTGGTCGATTATTTTAATGAGTATTTTTTCTTTGAATATAGAAACAAAGCAATTGGTACTTATAAGACAGTAATGGATGCAGCTCTTGGAGAAGGTACATATGGATTACAGAAAATCGAAGATTTATATGATCTTGGCTATCTTCCAATTGAGATTAAGGCTCTTCCTGAAGGAACTTTAGTACCAATGCATGTGCCGATGTTTAGTATTGAGAATACACATAAAGATTTTGCATGGTTACCACAGGCATTAGAAAGCTTAATTTCCGCAGAAATGTGGCATCCGATGATCGCCGCAACTGTTGGACATACATACAGACAGATTGTTAATAAGTTCTATGAAATGACTTGTGATGACAATGCCGTAAAAGCTAGAGCATTAGGAGCTTTTGATTTTCGTGGAGAAGAGTGTTTACAGTCTGCGGTTAAAGCAGGGGCAGGATGGTGTTTATCATTCTTAAATACAGCTACGGTTCCAACAATTCCATATTTAGAGAGAAATTATAATTGTGATTGTACGAAAGAGCCAGTTGCTTTTGGTAGCCCGTCTACTGAGCATTCGGTTGCGTGTAGTAATTATGCGATTGACGGAGATGAAGAGACTCTGATTAAAAGATTACTTACAGAGATTTATCCAAACACAAGCTTCTCCGCAGTATTGGATTCATATGATTATTGGAACGTTGTAGAGAATATTCTTCCAAAACTAAAGAATGAGATCATGAATCACAATGGATGTTTTCTTGTAAGAGGGGATTCAGGAGATTGTGTCGATGTAGTAACTAGAACGGTATTCAAGTTATGGGAAGAATTTGGAGGAACGACAAACAGTAAAGGATATAAAGTTTTAGATCCTCATGTAAAAGCAATTTATGGAGATTCAATTACAGTGCAGAGATGTGAACAGATTTATGACATCTTAGAGAAAAATGGATTTGCAGCAAGCAATGTTGCACTTGGTGTTGGATCATTCTCATTTCAGTGTATCGAAGAAGATGGAGTTTTGAAACCATTTACAAGAGATACATTTAGTAGTTGCATCAAAGCAACATATTGTGAGATTGATGGCAAACCATATCCAATTTTCAAGAATCCAAAAGATGGCGGATTTAAGAAATCTCAGAGAGGTTTATGTCATGTCTATGCAGGATCAGACGGTAAATTGACATTTAAAGATGGATATACTTCAGAAAATCTTCCAATGAATAATCTGCTTGAGACAGTATTTAGAGATGGCAAATTGGTAAAAGAACAGTCATTACAGGAAATTAGAAGAGTTTTAAATGAAGGAGAATTTTAAGAGAGGAGATATAAAACATGAGTTTTAATGCAGTAGAAACCAAAGACAGATTAGTGCAGTGGGTCAGAGATTGGTTTGAAATTAATGGTAAAGGATGTAATGCCATTGTAGGAATTTCAGGAGGTAAAGATTCATCAGTTGTCGCTGCCTTATGTGTCGAAGCACTAGGTAAAGATCGAGTTATTGGTGTTATGATGCCACAGGGAGATCAGTCAGATATTGAATATTCAAGAATGTTATGTGATCACTTAAGAATTGACAACTATACGGTTAATATCTACGAGCCATGTTTAAGTATCAAGCATGAAGTATCAAGCGTATTAAATGGTAAGTGGAGTAAGCAGAGTGCTACTAATTTACCTGCTCGTATCCGAATGGCAACATTATATGCGTTTGCACAGAGTATGGATGGTAGGGTTGCCAATACCTGTAACCTTTCTGAAGATTGGGTTGGGTATGCAACAAGATATGGAGATGGAGCAGGAGATTTTAGTCCATTAAGTGATCTTACTGTAACAGAAGTTAAAGCAATTGGTAGAGTTTTGGGACTTCCTAAAGAACTAATTGATAAAACCCCTACTGATGGGTTATGTGGCAAGACAGACGAAGATAATCTTGGATTTACATACGAAGTGTTGGATGAATATATCAGAACAGGTGATTGCAAGGATAAAGCAGTGAGACAGATCATTGATGAAATGCATGAGAAGAATGTATTTAAACTTGCTCCAATGCCTAAATTTATATCTGGCATGTGGATAGAGGCAGGAATGGAGTTGGATGATTAAATATGGAAGTTAAAGCAAAATGGACGGGTTATGGTTTTGCACATTGCGTTGGAGAATGGAAACTTTATGTTGACGGTAAGGATGTTACTAACAAAATTCCAGAAGATCTACGTACAGAATCTATGAATACATATAAAAAATATGAGAGATGGTATTTCAAGGGTTGGGCTGTAGAATGGGAATCGTATTATGACGGACTGAAGCAAGATGAATGGATTGAGTCTAATAAGTATTGGTTAGATGAAATTACAACAGATATTGATGTTCAGCGCCAGATCTTCAAAGCAATCAATGAAGAGGACTTTCGCCCTAACTCTTGTGGCGGATGTATTTAATAACAAGATTATGACACGAATGTGTTATGATAAATAAATTTTATAACAAAGGAGATATTTATGATTAACATGAATGGACTAACAGATAGGCAGGTATCGGATAATCGACGAATGTATGGTTCGAACAAGTTACCAGAACCACCAATGAAAACTTGGGTGGATTTCGCAGTAGATGCATTGAAAGATCCGACTTTAATGATTTTAATTGTAATTGCTGTATTACAGCTAGTACTTGCCGTAGCAGGAGTAATGAGTTTTTCGGAACCAATTGCAGTTTTAGTTGTACTTGCTCTCGCAACAACATTATCTGTCAAGACAGGGCTTGATTCTCAGAAATCAAAGGCTGATTTAAAAGCAGAAACATCAACGAGATATTGTGAAGTTATTAGAAATGGCAAGATTCAGACAATTAATACGGATGATATTGTAGTAGATGATATTGTTCTGGTTGGTACTGGACAGCAAATTTTTGCAGACGGATATATTATTGATGGCAAGATTACAGTTAACAATTCGGCAATCAATGGGGAAACAAAAGAAATCGAGAAAACTCCGATCGAGAATTTTAATTTTCATGCACGAGTAGATTCATCTACAGACGCATATGTGGATCAGAATTCATTATTTGCAGGCACACAGGTTATGTCTGGCGAAGGTAAGATGATTGTAACGCAGGTCGGTATCAATACAGTTAATGGAGATACACTTGTAAAGAGTCAGACATTAGAAGCTCCAGAAACAGCATTAGATATTGCGTTAGGAAACCTTGCAGCGTTCATCACAAAATGGGGATCTCTAGCAGCTACACTTACATTTATTGTCCTAGTTGCAACAGGCATTGCAAGTCTTGGTTTTGATAAATATTTTGATGGTGGAGTGCTAGAAATTCTTAAGAAGTTTGCTCAGAATTTATCTGTAGCAGTATCAATTGTGGTCGCTGCGGTTCCAGAAGGATTACCACTGATTATCGAATTAGTTACTAAACAGAATGTGAGTACAATGAAGAAGTTTAATATTCTTGCTAAGAATCCAAATAAGATTCCAGAACTTGCTTATGTAGATTTAATTTGTACAGATAAGACAGGAACACTTACAACAGGTGTAATGACACCAGAGAGAATCATTGATGGTGCAGGCAATGATATTACAAAAAATTGTAGTACATTTGAACCTTTAGTGAATAACATTTGCTTAAACAACAGTGCAGTATTTGATGATCATGGCAATATCACAGGCGGCAACTCTATTGACAGAGCAACCTTAAGTTTAATTCCTTATGATAGATATTATACGGTGTCTGGAATTGACGGACTTGGGCAGAAGAATAAACAGGTTTTTAGTAGCTCTAATAAGTATTCTGCTTATGAATGTAAGAAAGGTCTTACATATTATAAGGGAGCACCTGAAAAATTAATTGCAAATTGCAAATATTATTACGATGGCAACGAAGTCAAAGAAATGACTAAAGAAGTCGTAAACAATATGAACAAAGCAATTAGTAATATGACATCTCAAGCAATGCGTTGTATCGCATTAACAGAAAACATTGGAACAATTACAGAGAATCAGCTACCAAATAATATGACTCTGATCGGCATCATTGGTGTAGTTGATCCTGTAAGAAAAGAAGTTCCAAATGCTGTAAAAATAGCACATGATGCAGGTATTCAGATCATTGAAATCACAGGAGATTGCATTGAAACAGCAAAAGCTGTAGCGATTAAGAGTGGTATATATGAAGAAAATGGTGCAGATATCGCTTTAACAGATAGCGAATTTGTACAGTTAAGTGACGAAAAAGTGAAAGAAATTCTTCCAAATTTACGAGTGATCGCAAGATGTTCACCACAAACAAAACTAAGATTAGTAACCTTAGCACAGGAAGTTGGCAGATCCGTTGCTATGACAGGTGATGGAGTAAATGATTCCGCTGCATTAAAGAAATCAGATGTTGGTTTTGGTATGCAGAGTGGTAGTGATGTAGCAAAAGAAGCTTCAGACATTATTCTAACAGATGATAACTTTGCTTCAATCGTCAAAGGCGTAGAACTTGGACGAACATTTATGCATAATATCATGATGTTCTTAGAATTCCAGTTGCCAATTAACATTGCATTATTAATCCTTAGCACGATTTATCCATTAGTTGCAACGGGAGCATTCTTAGCATCCGTACAGATTTTGATCGTAAATATCATCATGGATTCACTTAACTCATTATCATTCGGTGGAGAACCACCTAAAGTAGAGTACATGACTGAAAAGCCTATTAAGAAAGGATCAGGGTTATTTATCTGCGGAGCAAAACAGAGAATTGCAGTTACTACAGTAGGATTTATCGCATTATATGGAATTTTAATCTTGTCACCAATTGCTAAGATGTTTGGTACGGATGAATTAGGAATAACAGCAAGATTCGCATTGTTATGCTTCATGGCAGTATTTAATGGGTTTAATACTAGGACGGATTCACTTAATTTATTTAATGGTATTAGTAAAAATAAATTATTCGTTGAGATTGCAATTAGTATTTGTGTATTCACAGTATTGTTATGCAATGTAGCAAACTCATTAGTAAATACAACAGCATTAGATATAACACATTGGATTACAATTATCATTTTAGCGTTGATGATCATACCTGTTGATTTTTTACGCAAAGTGATTGTAAATAAACAGAAATAAAGGAGATATATGTATGGGATTATTTGACAAATTATTTGGAAAGCAGAACAATTCAAGTCAGACAACAAACACAACAATGGACGATAGAGGGGCTTTGACTCCTCAGAGTCCAGCTAATTCAGCTGTAATTGATATGTCAAAATCAGCACAGAGCTTAAATAAAGTGCTGATTAATATGTCAAAAGATAGCAAGGTGAATATGAATGATCATGTTGCAAGAGTGGCTTTAGCCATGGATTATTCAGGTAGTATGAGTAATTTATTTCATAATGGTTCTGTTCAGGAAGTTGTAACGAGATTACTTCCGATTGCATTAAAATTTGATGATAACGGGGAACTTGAGTCATGGTTATTCTCAGATGGATTTGACAGATTGAATGCAGTTACAATTAACAATTATAAAAACTATGTAAGAAAAAAAATGATGCGATCTCACATGAATATGGGTGGTACAAATTATGCACCAGTTCTTACAGATATGGTTCATTACTACAAAGATGTAGAGCCAAGCGATATTCCTGCATTTATTATTTTCATTACAGATGGTGAGAACTGGGATACAAGTGAAACAGATAATATCGTAAGAGAATTATCTGAGTACAATATTTTTGTGCAGTTCATCGGCATTGGGGATGAAGATTTCAATTATCTGAAAAAACTTGATGATCTTAAAGGTCGTAAACATGACAATACAGGATTCACAACTGTAAAAGACATGAGTCGTATGTCTGACGAAGAACTGTATACAGAAATTTTAAGACAGTATATTGATTGGTTAAATAACAAATAAGAAAGTAGAGGTATAACAATATGGCAGTAATTAATATGAGTAAAAATCAGAAAATTGACATGGTAAAAGAAGATGGGTCAGCAATGAAGAAAATTTTTCTTGGTATTAACTGGGATATGAACAGATATTCTGGCGAAGCACCAAATGATTGTGACCTTGCAGGATTCGTAACAGATGATAACCGACAGGTGAGATATCCACAGGATGTTGTCAATTGGTTAACTTACTCACCTCAGACATATAATTGGGTTGAATATTCAGGAGACAACAGAGATGGGAACGATTCTCAGGGTATGAACTATAGAGGTAAACATTATGATGAATATTTCATTATAGATGCAACAAAATTCCCTTCAGACAGATCTGAATTTATTCTTGGAGTAGGAATTTACAGAGCTATTCAGAGACTTCAGAACTTTGGTATGGTCGAAAATGCATCTGTTATGGTTTGCGATTACGATGATGAAAATAGCGATCAGTATGTATATGATCTTACAGAAAATAAGAACTTTGAAACACTCAATGCAGTTGAAATCGGTAGATTATATAAAAGTGGGGATGGCTTCAGATGGCAGGCACTTGGATCAGGATATGTTGGTGGTATCCCAGAACTATATAAAAATTTTGGGCTGTCAATCATTGAAGATTTTGATCGTAAAGGCGATCCAGAAAAGGGAGAAATTATTCAGTATTAGAAAGGAATTGTTATGGTAGTAATTTTTATTTGTATAATCGCAGCAGTGGTCGCATATTTAGCATTTACTAAAAATGGTCAGCAGATTAAAAATAGAGCATCTGGAACAGTTGCAGAGAAAATCAAAGACGATGCAATGACCCCAGAGGGAGCAAAGGCAAGATATAATACTGCAATTAGAGATAAACAGGAATTTTATCAGAAGGTTACTGGTACTTATACTCTTGTAGCTGGCAAATTAAAAGCAATGGAGGAAGATCTTCAGAAGACTAAGAAAGATATCTTAAGAGTACAGACTTCCATCAATCAGTGTCTTGATAATAATGATGATAAAAGAGCAATGTATTATGCCCAGAAATTAGTTACACTACAGAATCAGCAGACGGTATATGAAAGTAAATTGCCAGAATTACAGGCTAAGAAAGATGAACAAGAAGAACTGAAAAATCGAGCTTACGATGAATTGCTTAAATTAAAAGGCGAGAAAGACACGGTAATTCTTCAGATGGAAGCCGATCAGCAGATTTCAGAGTTACAGAAAAGCTTAGACAAATTTAATAACTCCAATGCTGCTCAGGAAGGATTGGAAGAAGTTCGAGAGGGAGCTAGAAGACTTAATGAGCAGGCAAAAGGAGCATCTGTAGCATATGAATCTAGTGCAGAAACATTAGATTATCGTATGGAGCAGGATGAACGACAGCAGGAAGCTCAGGCTATCTTAGATCAGATGAAAAACGCTCGTAAATAGCGGATAAACTCATCTACAAAAATTAATTTCACAAACATAAAACTGGCATTTGAAACACAGTGCCAGTCATGGAAACATAGCTCAGTTGGTAGAGCAGGCAAATACATAAATATTCATTTTTCTACCTCCCTATAAGTATTTTGTTTATTTACATTTTAATTTTCATCACATATAAATTGCCGACACAGGTTCGATCCCTGTTGTTTCCACTAAAAAAGACCTTAACCTAAATGGTCAAAGTCTTTTTGATTAATCGTTTGGTATGACCTCAATAACATCTTCAACTTTGCAATCAAGATATAAGCAAATTTTATCGATGTTTTCGAGACTGATATACTGATTCTTTGCCATCTTGGCAATTGTACCAGACCCCATATTTAAAGCGGTTCGTAAATCAGATTTTGTCATACCCTTTTTCGCTAAAGTTACGAAAAGCGGTTTATAACTTATCATATGATATACCTCCACATCTATATTGTAGCATATTACATACAGGATGTAAAATAAAATATTCAAGAAGTTGAAGATTTTGCATTGACACTATCTGCAAGAAATGGTATATTATATTCAACAAGTGAGAGATAAACTTTAAGAAATGAAAGTTAAGGAGTGAGAGGATGTCAAATAAAATTTACAGATATTATCAACCAAACGATAAAGATACAAAAGATAATCATTCAGATTGCGTGATCAGAGCATTAACAAAAGTTCTTAATAAAGAATGGTTAGCGATATTTGACGACTTATTACCATATGCAAGAGACATGCAGTGTATGCCATCAGAACGAAGGTGTTATGAAGAATATTTATTTGATAACGGATTTGCTTATCAAGGTATTAGCAACCGAAAAGGATCTAAACGACCAACAGTTGAAAGTTTTGCAAAAGATCATAAACAAGGTAATTACTTAGTAAATGTTGCAAATCATGTGGTTGCGATTTCAGATGGTAATTACTACGACACTTGGGATTCTGGAGATTGCTGCTTGTATGGATATTACTATAAAGAAGAAGGAGAGAAATAAATGAGAAAGAAAATTTTGGCAACGGTTTTAGGAGTAACGATTTGCTTAGGATCAATGACAGGATGCGCAGGATTCAAAAGAGAAATCGTTGATATGAAAAGCGATTGGAATGGCGGTATGAATAGAGTCATTACAGTATACACGGCAGATGGTAAGAAGATTGCTGAATATAAAGGAAAAATTGATATTGATACAAATGATGGTGGATATGTTAAGTTTGACTACAAAGGTAAGAGATATATTTACTACAACTGCTTCGTAGAAAGTATCGCAGAAATTGATTAGAGAGGAGAAGACAAATGAATTTAGAAGAAACTATCAAATGCGCAAATGATATGGCAACAAAGAAATACACAGAAGCCATGTTGTGTCATGCGAATCCAGATGATGAAGAACTTGATGGATTGATTGACTGTGCCTTAAATCATGAACAGCTGGCAAAGTGGTTGGAAGAACTAAAAGAGCTAAAAGAATATAAAGAAAAGTATAGATGGCATGACTTAAGAAAGAATCCTGACGATCTGCCAGAAGATAGTAAAGATGTTTTAGTAACAGTAAAGGGCGGTTGCGTAAACAGAACATGGCATGATTCTTGTGGATGGAGAAATGCAACAGCCAAAAAGGCAATGTACTATAGCGACAAAAGTGTTCTGGCGTGGCGAGAGATTGAAGAGTTTGAAAGCGAGGGAGAAACAAATGAGCGTAACAAAAACAATTGATATTTCAGTATTGCCAGAGGCAGAACAGGATCTAATAAAAGCATTATTTGATAAATGCTGTAAGAGAGCAAACCAGAAAGAAGAAAAAAAATCAGAGCCTAAAATTTGGAAACCTAAATGTGGAGAATGGTATTGGTTTATCAGCACTGATGGACAAATCAATAATTGTGAATGGATAAATGATCGCATAGACCGGGGAAGATATTCTATGGGGGATTGCTTCAGAACTAAAGAAGAAGCTACATTTGCAAGAGAAAAACAGAAAATTAAGATCGAGCTTCAAAGATTTGCTGATGAACATAATGATCCTAAAAAATTAGAGTTGGATGGAGAAAATCACCATTATAGAATCGGATATGATATTGATGATAACGAGTTAGTAATTACAAGGTCATTGAATGTTAGACAGGACGGTATATATTTTTCTTCTAAAGAAATTGCTGCGGATGCCGCTAATAAAATTGGAGTAAAACGTATCTTAAAATATCTATTTGATGTTGATTGTGAGGTGGATGAATAATGCTGTTGTTGATATTTACGGTCATTATAATTGCCTCAATACTTTATTATCGTCATGAAAAACATAAAAATAATTCATCATCAGATCTTGATATGCTTGGTGTTGTATTAATATTAGTTAATTTTATACCACTTGCAGTTTTAGGACTCCTCTTAAGTAATTTGTATGAAGATCAAGGCGTGGATCAGAAAATCAAAATGTACGAAACACAAAATCAGCAGCTTGAAAGAAAAATTGATGTGACTGTTAAGAGTTACATGAACCATGAAAAGGATACATATAAAGAATTTAAAGCTGGCGATGGGATGGCATTGATCACTACATATCCTGAATTAAGAAGCAATGAATTAGTTAAAGAACAGATGAATACATACCAAAGCAATAATCGTAAGATTGCAAAACTAAAAGAAAAAGAAATTGATTGTAATGTTACTAAGTGGTGGGTTTATTTTGGAGGAGAATGATTATGAAAGTTTTATATAGAGGTAAGCCATACAAAGTGTATGGAACACATACAAAACATACTGGGAGAGATCTTGCCAACGTAGAGGGGGAAGCAGTTGCATCGTTCTTAATATATCTAGATGATAGATGGTTGTGGGTTTATGCTGGTGATTGTATACCATACAAAAAGAAAAAACATAAGGAGGAAGAGGATAAACGATATTAGATACGCACTTAGAGATGTTTCGCTATTTGCACTTACAAATTGTGTTGATGATGAAGAAAAAATAATATTTACAATTCAAGGGAGCAAGGCTGATATGAATTACAATCTAACATTCCCTGTCGTAGTTCTGAAAGATGAAAATGACTCAGTTCCATATATGGCATATATCCCATATTTTGATGTAATGACGCAGGGATATGATGAAGAAGAATTGCAGATGATGATCAAAGATTTGTTGAATCTCTGCTTAGAAGATAAGGAATCTTACACAATTCCAAGTTGGGCATATCATTATTTCAATGAAGACGATGTCAAAGAACGAGGCAGAAAATATTTTAAAGAACTTGATGATGGTGATGATACATATTTTCAAAAGAACTTTTACACAGTATGGTGGTTCGATTTCAGGCGATAGTAGTAGATAGAAAGGAGTTGTTGATATGCAGATTTTAAATCTTTCCAAAGAAGATAGTGAGGCGATCATTAGATTGGATGCAACAGAGTTAACAACATTATGTAACGCATTATATTATTGCAGAAAAGAAATGGTCAAAAACGAAACATATCATAAGATTTATGGGGATTTGACAATGGCACGAAACTTTGCATCGTATGGACACATAGATGATTTTGCATTTAATGTAGTCGAAAAACAAAGAAGGTATCTCAGAAAAATAGAGAGAGATCGAAGAAAAGGAGAAAGATAAAATGGACGTTTTGTTTTACATAATTTGGGTATTGGCGTTTATGGTGATCATAGGAATTGGAATTGGAGTACCATATATGACCTATTACAATTACAAAAGAATTAAGGCAATGGATAAGAAACTTACAGGAATGTGCACAGGTCTTGGCATTATGTTAAGACCAGAAGAGGGTGATGAAAAATGAAAGATATGAGAAATAATCCCATTGAAAATGGAAATCTGTGTTTTAGATCAAGAATGGTAAATGGAGAAACATTGATGGGATATGCATTAGTTATCTCAAACAAGTTGTTTTGGATAGACGGATGGAATAACTATATTTCTAGTCACGACAAACTTAATTCTAAGCAATTAATTGTCATCGAACACCTAAATGATGATGAAAAGAAAATGAGAAAAGAGTGGTTAGAGTTTATGGCAACAACAAAATCAAAAAAGGTTAAAGACGAAGATAGAGAAATTGTAAAAGAATTACTGACTAGAATGTGAAATCTGAGTTTCATGTAAAGAGAGGATGATGAGAAATGAGTTGGTGGACATATGTAAAGGGATTTGTTGAAGTTAGACCATTTGGAAGAACACAGGCAGAGCAAAGATACATACTTGAAACTGCATTGAATCATTTGCCTAGAGTAACAGGGTCTGAAAGCGATATGAATATACATATAGTTCAAAAAGCAGGATATGATATGAGCGATTCATGTAATGAATTTGAACAACGAACTCATTTGGGAAATGGTAGAAGAGGAAATTTCGAAACACAGGGAACATATTATTTGTTAGTCGAAGGCAGTTTGCGAGACAGAGAATTTCAAGAAACATATAGAGAATTACAAAAATGGCTATGTCGGCTTGCTAAAAGAGTTAGTGTCCAAGATGTAATGATTGAGGTCAAAGCATGGAACAGAAATAAACTTATTAGAAATGATAAAGGAATTTATACTCAAATGCTCGAAGATGTTAGTTGGATAAACAAGAATAGCATTAATTGGTGCGAATATCTAATGTGGAAACCTTATGGAACACATAGAATGGTTGGTTATCCTGAGAAGCTTGTAGAAAAATATTATCCAGAGATATACAAGAAAGAAAAGGAGTATGAGGAATGATAAATATAGTTGCGATTATATTGGGAACGATTGTTGGTAACATTATTGGTAACGAAATATTTGATAGTTTGTATCGAAAAGATAAACGTGTTAGTGATTTTCACAAGGATAATGATGTATTACTGTGTACTCGGACAGAAAATGATATGAAGCAATTAGATATGATGTTTGATGATCAGGTTATTAGGATATTAAGAGATATTCAAAACCATTGGTTACCTGAAAGACCAATAATATACGGAGATGATCGTATGTATACAGAATCACAATACCAGGCAGAAAAGATGCATCAGGCTATTGACGATGCCGTTACTGTGTTATTAGAAAAAATGTAAAGTGAGGTAATGAATATGGGAGCCAATATTGAGTTTGCCATTGGCTATGCGATCGGGTTTTGTATTGTTGGCGTGATTGTATTCCTGAGATACGAAAGAAAGATGGATCGGATGAGGCAGACAAATGTAAATCTGATCTTAGATAAGATGTCGTTCATGGCTGATGCCAACGACAAAGAAAGTAGTACATATAATAAGGAAGAAACTCGTTCAGATGTTAAGGATGCAGTGAAGTATGCAATGAAGAAAAGTCATCCAGACAATGGTGGTAGTGCGGATGATTTTCGAAAATTCAGAGAGTTATATGAAGAAATGGAAGGTAAGTAAATGCTAAAGGTCGGAGATAGAGTTTATATTTATAGAATGAAGCCAGCGGCTAAAGGAGGTTTAGTTAGAAATAACGACAAAGGTACAATTACTCGCATCGGAACAGATGAGATTGGTCGCAGATATGGGTATAGATATATGACCGTTAAATTTGACAAACCAGTTAATATCTCTAATCGTGATATTTACTCTTTAGAATTTTTTGAAAACAAGGATGATCGTAAGATAGGTAGAATACGAGATATTGGATTCTTACTATATGGTAGAAAATGTGAGAAAGAAGACTTATGAGTAAACAAGAATCATTAAAGTTTCTGCAAAGCTTGATTGACGTTAGAAACTGTTTAACAAAAGAAGATATTGAGCGAGGTCAAAAGTTGATGGAGAAAATAGAAAAAGAAAAACCAAAAGAGGTTGAAAATAGTGATGGGTATTGGGAATTTATAATGCCAGATGGCAAAGGAGTGAAGTAGATATGGCTAAGAAACAAAATAAAACATACTTATAAAAAATTGTATTTTAATACATGGCGTGTTCTGGAGAATTTATCTCGCTTATTTGTTTGATAAGTACGCTAAAAGTGAGACATAAATGTACTCACTAAAATCTATGTTAATTGAATATTTGAGGTACAAGACCTATCAAATTTAACATAGGTACGGAACTCTGATCAGCAGATTAAAAATATCGAAGCAGTACAAGACCTATCAAATTTAACAAACACTAAAGGAAATTAAACAAAAAATGAAAACAAGGCAACAGCGTAAACAGGAAATAAAACGATTCTTTGATCGGCTGAGTCCCAGTGAATTGGACAGGCTGTTAGAAAGAAATGGAATTAATGACAAAGAGTCTGATGAGGCTCTTGCATATAGAATTATTAAAGAAGAAATTGAGAAAGGAGAGATATAAATGGGAAAGAGATTGGTTGTAGCATTACTTGCAGGTAAACAATCAGAATCGTTTACTGAAATACATGGTCAGTATGCAACTTCATTAACAGAATCTGAATGTAAAAATATAAGAACCTCTTTGGGCAATAGGCGTCCAAGTCAGCAGGATGTTAACAACGCAATTTGTGTGTTAATAGCAGATTTTTACGCATCTGGGGGATATGCATTAAATGTAGATATTACAAAATTTGATCGTACATTTGCACCGTTAAAGGAAATGACGGTTGCAGAAATCGAAAAAGAACTCGGTCATAAAGTAAAAATTGTAGAGGAGAAAGAAGAATGAAATGTTTTTATCACGTTGATCAAGACGGAATTGTATCTGGTTTTTACGTTAGAAAAGCTTGTGAACAGCGAGGTTTAGCATTTGAACCAGAGGACTTCCGAAAAATTAATTACGGCATGAATTTCCCGTTTCATGACATTGAGCAGGATGAATTTGTGTTTATTGTAGACTACAGTATTGAGCCAGAAGAGATGTGGCAGTTGCTCAGTATTACAAAGAATGTATTTTGGATCGACCATCATCAGTCTACGATTGAAGCGTATAAAGATTTCAAGTGTGATGTAAAAGGAATCAGAATTACTGGAGCGGGTATTTCAGGAGCGAATTTGACATGGTTATATTTTAAATATATGTGCGATGAAAATTGGGAGCAAATTGAGAGGACGGATGAGAAAAATGTAAAAAGATTACTCAATATATATAAATATAAAGCAGATTATCCAAAACTGGCAGAATATACAGCCATGTGGGATACATTTTATTTTGGTGAAACGTCAAAACAATTCGTAAAAGCATTTCACTATGCATTTGAATCGTATGATTTTGATGCGTTAAGTCCATTGCTAAACACGTTAAATAAAGATCAAGGAATTTATGAAGCAGCAAAAATTATTGGTGATATGATAGCAGATGGCTTATCAATTATTGAGTATTTAGCAGCAAATGCAGAACAATATCTTAGAGCATATGGTTTTGAAACCACATTTGAGGGATATAAAGTCTATGCGATCAACCGAGCTTTAATCAATTCTGATTTCTTTGAGTCTATTGACGCTTCTAAATACGACATGTTCATTGGTTTTTCATTCAATGGTAGTATGTGGGAATATCAGTTGCGATCCGCAGAACAAGATAAAGTAAATGTATATGAGCTTGCTGTGAAATATGGTGGTGGCGGACATCCAAATGCAGCTGGGTTCAGAAGTGATAAGTATATGTTAGGAGTGTGATGTATGTCAAGGAAAAATACAAGAGAAATTGAACTTGCTTTTAGTAAAAACAGAGATCCAGATTGGGAAGCCGATGTGGAAATTTATAGAAGAAGAAAGTTCGAAGTAGTGCGTGGTATTTGTCTGGGAGATGAGTTTGCTGAAATTGAGTCTTTAGAATACAAAAATTGTGACGAGTTAGATGAAATGTATTATCGTTTTGATTATAATTTAAAAATACTTATGCAGTCTTATTTGTATGAATATACAGATTATGTGCCAATCGAAACAATGCATATTACATCTCCTGCAATATTGTGTTGTGATGAAATTGTATTAAAAAACGGTGAGAAAATTTCTATTGATAATATATGTATTGATAAATCAAATGGCAATGAAGTTTATAAATTATATTCTAATAGTACATATACAGATGATGTATATTATGAATCAACTAAAGCATTAGTTTATGAATTGGCTAGTAAAGATGTTTGTAAAACTATGCATATTATGACAGATATAATGAACGAAGCGTATGTAAAAGCAAAAAATGAACGAAATCTACATCCTTTTATTAGTCGCTTGTTTAACGATCCTCCAATTCCATGTATTAAAAAGAAATATTCTATACATGATTTAGCAATGGCTACATTAAAATACAGGTGTGAGATTTATGAAGCAATAAACACAGAAGTTCCAAATGCTATAGATATGCCCGTGTATCATCCTGGAAGACCTATAGAGAATTATTTTGAGTTAGATTATACAGATGAAGTAGACCAATTTATTAAAGAACAGGAGGAAAAGAAATGTGAAGAAACTAAATGATGAACAGCGAAAGCTGGTTGAAAATAACTACTCTTTAGTCAAATATTTTTATGGTAAAAATTTTAAAAATCTGATTGATTATGATACATATTTAGGGATTGCACATGTCGCAATATGCAAAGCAGCATATACATACGATTCTTCGAAAAGTAAATTTACATCATATTTCTTCCTAAAATTAAAGACTGATATTTCTCGTTATTTTAAATCAATTAATAGTGAGGTTAGAAAGATTCATTTGAATGCAATTTCTTTGGAGTCTACATTGAATGGATATGATGATGAAAATATGATATTGGAGAATATTTTACCAGATAAAACAGATGTTGTTATTTCTGCTATAGATCATGTTTACTGGGAGACAATACTTGGTAGGCAATCAGAAGTAAGGCAACAGATCATTAAACTTCGCTTACAGGGATATGAACAAAAAGAAATTGGGCAGATGATTGGAATGACACAACAAAGTGTTTATGGGCATTTAAATAGATTCAAACGAGCAATGGGATATTAGAAAGAGAGATGAGATCATGACAATTGAAGAAGTAAAGGATTACATAAACTCGTCTACAGAGTATGACTTTTTGCGAGATTATCCACACAAAATCGCTTTTCTCACACTAGGTGGAAGTTATGCTTACGGAACAAATACAGAGGATTCTGACATTGATTTACGTGGTGTTTTCCTTAGTGATAAAAGAGAGATTTTGTTGAACGATAATGCGAAATTAGTAGACAGCAAAAAAGATACAGATACTACGATGTATACATTGAGAAAATATATTGATTTGTGTGCCAAAGGGAATCCTACTGCATTAGAGTTGTTGTATAATCGTCCAGAATGCTATTTATATGTATCCGATATTGGTATGGAGTTGATTAAAAATCGTGATATGTTTTTATCAAAGAAAATTTGGTATGCATTTAACGGATATTCACAGGCTTTAGAAGAACAAACGATCAGATTGTATGACGAAACTATTTTAACAGAAGATCAGATTAATTTAGTAAAGAAGAAGGTTTGTAAGGCGATGATGCATGTAATTAGAGTAATACATAATGGAACAGCGTTATTGAAAACATCTACAATGCAAACTTACAACTTTGAACTTCTCAGGCAAAGTTTATTATTACTGAGAGACGGAGCTTATTGTAGTAGTATGGTGGTCAAAGGAAGAGCGACTGATGATATAATCAAACGATTTGTTCCATCTAATGATTTTGGGGAGCTATTTGATTGCTTTTATCAAGCTTTTGAAAACGCATTTAAAACTACAAGCTTGCCAGATGAACCAGATTGGGATCGTATCAATAATTTTCTGATAACTACGAATGAACGAATTGTGAGAGGAATGGTGTGAGATGATCAAATTTAAAGAAAATACTCCAAAGAGTAGAGACGGCACTTGTGGATATGACGTAGAACTTGACATGGAGTATACTTTAGAAGAATTTTTAAATACAATATGGGCAGAAAGAAAAGGAGATTGGGGAGAGATTGTTGTTAAAAAAACAATGTTCGATGAAACGAGATTTAGGTACACAGATGAATGGAAGACTATCCCTATATGTTTGAATAAAAACGATAAAGTCAAAGAAGTACGTGCGAGTGGCGGCTGGTCAAATATGAATTATATCATTGTAGTTGAAAATAAAATTGAAAAGGAACTTAATCAATCCAAAAGTTCTCTCAGATTTATTGTTAAGAAGCCAAATGGAGAGGAATCAGTGGTGGTTATTTTTAAGAACAAATCCGATGGCACATATTCATTTGTTAATTTGACAAAAGAGCATATTTGTTCATGTAAATTTAAAACAATTGAGGAAGCCATTCAGGATATGAATGATCGCTTAAGAAAAGGATTGATTGAGTCCTATATTGTGAAAGGAGAAAGAAAATAATGGATATACATATTGGAGATTTTTGGCAGAATAAATGTAATCCAAAAGTAATTCAGCATGTGGTTAATTTTTCATTTAGAATGGGTGGAGTCCCAAGTAGTAAAGATATGCTACTGATCTGTGAAGAATTTCATTATACAAAGATAGGTGAGAATCCTGCCTCTGTTAAAGAAGATTCCAGATTCTTCTCACATATTACAGTGGATAATTTTAAAAAGATGAATCAATGTATTCTCAGTGCTGAGAGGATTATGAAAGATACTCAGGCATTTAAAACAGATAAAGATATTTTGGATTATTTAACGAAGAAAGTGGAGGAGAAATTAAATGCAAAATAATATATTTCAGATTTATTTGGCTGGCGGGATGCAAAACTTATCGTTTACAAAACAAAATGAGTGGCGAGAAAAAATTCGTAAATCACTTATCAGTCGATGTAAAAAAACATGTGCCGATACCAAGCCAATGAATATTATTAACCCTGTAGATTATTATAATTTTAAAGAAAAATTATTCGATACAGAGAAAGAAGTGATGCGATTTGATACCAACTTTGTTAGAAACAGCGATCTTGTAATTGTTAATGCAAATGATCCGAAAAGTATTGGAACGTCTATGGAGATTGCGATCGCATATGAACATCATATTCCTGTACTGATTCTGAACAAAGATATTGAACCATTACATGCTTGGTGGATTGAGATGTCTGATAGAGTGTTTAGAGATTCTGACAGTTTATGCGATTATGTTACAGATTTCTACTTGACGATGAAGCATTATAATTGGGAGCATAACGTGATGATAAAATAGGAATTTGATGTTAAAAATAACCACAATATATAGTATGTCTATAAATATTATATACTATATATTGTGGTAGAAAAGGAGTTGAAACACTATTACAGCAGAAAAACAAGGCAAGTTTATTATTTTCCATCTGGATGATGGTAAAACTTGCAAATATGATTTATCAAATGGTGATTGTTATGGCAAAAGTGGTAAGAAAGTGAAAGCTTTAAATAATATTCTGTCTGGACATTCAGCTGATGAATTAGATAAATTGTTTGTGTCCGATCCACATTATGCAGAGTTTCTAAAATATGTAAATTGGCGAAGAAATTGTGAAATGGGAAGAACTACATGTGGCTTCATTGATTATAATTTGGGAACTTTGTTTGAATATGCAAGTCAATATTCAGTATGTGAGCAGTTCTTCGCTATAGGGTTTACGCACAAACAAATTGCAGAAGATTTCAGATATTCAATTAATGAAGTACCAAAATGGTTAAGAAATTATTGTATTGGTGTGAAGATGAACCGCTTATTAAATAACAAGTTTGTTGATTTTTACAAAAAATATCCAGATTATGTTCAAACAATTCTTCAAACACAATATATGACAGTGACTCAATCCGACTTAATGTTCTTTTTTGCTAATCGTAGCACAGATTATTATATGGAAATATTAACGTCTTTAAATAAGGATTATGGATATAATCTCGCAGATGTATTTGTTTATATGGATAAGATAATGACGTTTGAAGCAATTGTTGCTATAAATTGGTTGCTCAGAGAATTACGTGATTATGCCCGTATGATGGACGCAATCAGTCATAAATTTGATAGATATCCAAGACATTTCAAAACAACAATGGATATTGTCACAAGAAATTACAAAAGATTGCAAAAAGAATTTTCGGAAGAAGTCTTTAAGAACCGTATTAATAAAGAATACGAATTTACATATAAAGGACTGAGATTCTTTTATCCAAATTGTACTCAAGATATTAAAGATGAGGCGGTACAGCAGAATAATTGTGTGGCAAGCTACATAGATCGAGTCATTGATGGTGAATGCCACATTATGTTCTTAAGAAGAGTAAAAGAACCAGACAAATCGTTAGTGACGATTGAAATACAAAATGGACGAATCGTACAAGCTCTGCAAAGATTCAACGATCCTCTAACTGCCGATCAGCAAGAAGCGGTCGATGCATGGAATGAACATTTTAGCAAGAAAGGTAAGGTGGCAGCATGATTAATATTAATGAATTAACTACAGATTATAAGATTAAATTAAAGAAGCCAATGGGATGTTTCGATAATCTTGGCGAGGTATGTGAGATTGTTAAGATTGATACAGATGAAAATGTTATTAATTTTAGATTTGGTGTAGATGGAGTACATCTTGGCGTGATGTCAGGAGATGAATTGGAAAAATATTTTGATGTCATTGAATCAGCTGTTGTACCAGATGATTATGATTGGCATCCATATGGGTTTATTGAAGATAATCCAGTTATATATCAAGCTCTTAAGGATGGTGCTATTTTGATGGAGACTACATACGATGGAGATGATGGAACAATTTCTGTGGAGTATTGTCATCCTGAAAATCCTTATCGGCAAATTAAAAATGGGCAAAGAGGTAAGTTTTATGAAGATGATTTAAAGGTTGCTTTTTTCAAATTACAGAAATCATATTATGGTCAATTATATGAAGATATACAAGAAGAAGTCGAATTAGATTTCATGAAAAATAAAGATAAATTGGTAGCAGTTGAAGTCAATGAACGGTAAGATGCAATGATAGATAATGTAAAACTAACAATCCGAATATTTTCAATTGCAGTGTGCGTATTGTTGTATGTAGTTATCTGGGTTTGGTTCATAATTACTGGTTGTGATGATTCATCCTATTGGGATTGGACTAAATATTATAGGACATTTTTCTTATGGATTATGTTACATGTAGTATGCTTAATTGGAGTAATTTTGTGGGCTTGGTGTTAGAAAGAGGTGATAAAGATGGGCGATTTTAAAGTTGGAGACGAAGTGTATTTTGCTTGGTACGATGAACCATATACTGTTAAATCTGGAATTATTACGGAGATTAAATGTCTTGGCGATCTAATATATATAATGATACAAGACAGTATAACGCATGGTTTATATATGGTTCTTTTAGAAGAGATATATCGCACTGAATCAGAAATAAAATCGGTTCTAAAACGAGAGTTTTATGGCAAGGTGAATGAAGTTAAGAAAGATATTCATAGCTTAGAAGATTTGCTGAAATTTATGTATAACAATGATCTTACAGATTGGTCGTCAAAATCTATAAATGGCTGGCAGACAGATTGGGTAGGTCGTGTTGCAGTAAGAGAACTAGCGAAAGAAATTTGTGGGATTGAGCTAGGAGAGTGATGAAATATGAATGAAAGTAAAGATTATAAAAATGAAAAATACTTGGTAGTAACTGTTGGCGATAACGATTTTTATAACGATATATATGTAGTTTGTAATTTGTTATATTATCATTTTCAAAGTAGAGGAGAGTATCCAGAATCGAAAGAGGACTTAGAACTACTGAAGCCAATTATTCAGAATCTAATATATCAGAACACAGAATTGCGAAGATATAAGAATAAAGATTATCCTGCTAGCAAATTAGAATATTTTGTGCCCGACTTATGGTTTTCTGATAAATCTGGATTAAAATGGCTTGATGATACTGAGTTTGGTGTTATTCCAATGTTCAGTGGAGCAAAAGTTTTTATGAAATAAAAGGAGAAACATAATAAAGAAATTTGTGGGATTGAGTTAGGAGAGTGAAATTAGTGAAAGAATTAAAAATTGGAAATTATTTCTGGGGAATTCAGCGAGGAGACGATAGGACTAATAGAACAATTGTTAATGGGAAGATTATATCTATTAATGAGATAAGAAACAAGAATGGGGAGCTCGTAAAGTATATTGAATTAGATAATGGGTTTACTCCTAGTCAGTTAGTAAATGTTGATGATATCTATGAAAGCGGAGATGAAGCAATGAACGCTTATCATGAAGAAAGCCGCCATATGATTGATAAATATAAATCGACTATTAATACCATAGGTGATCTTATTATATTTATGTTTAATAATGGTGTGGGATATGATGAGTATTACGAAAATTATGAAGTTTATCAAACAGTTATAGAGAAAACAACAGAACTGTTAGGAATTAAATTAAAGAGAAAACTTCCGTGTAATTATTGCCATAAAACATCTCTGTATAAAACATGTGAAAAGCCAGTTACAAAAGAGGCGCTAGGAGTAGAGTATACTTATCTTGAAAAATACGGTGTTTGTGAGAATTGTGGATGCGAAATTTGTGTCCCAGAATATTATGAAGAAAATGTTAAAAGGATGTGTCAGGCATATAGCGATGCAGAGAGTAAAAAGAAAGGAGATAAATAGAGTGAAGAAAGAAGATAATAAAGTGTTTACATACGGGCAGTTAGAAGAATTAAGAGATAGTTTAGTAGTTCCAATGGATGAGGTTGGATCAAATAAGCAGGATCATATACTTCGAAAATATTATAATATATGTAGTTTACTTGATGCGTTTCAATTGACTAAACCACTAGTTGATGAACTGAAATGTCAGCCGATTGCAGCGAGATATTTTGTTTTTTTGCTATGGAACGAATTGGTGAATTCGTGTATTAATGCTTGCGACACACTGACTGTGAACGACATAGAGAATCGAGATTCCAAAAATCTATTATCTACTAAAATCAATGCGGCACAGTACATTCATGTATTAAATGATATGATTTCCGTAAATGATTATACAACAATTCAAGATGAGGCGTTGCAGTTTGCAATTGATACAATCAAGGAGAAATATAATGGAGAAAGAAAAGAAAAGTAAATTACATACGCCAAAAGAAATTTTAAATGCACTGCATGTAATTCAGGATACGTGCGAGTATTATCTTCATGGCAATGATGAAGATTGCAAAAAATGCCCATTATGTACAATGACAGAGAGGGCGCCAAGTTGTACGATTAGAGATTCTGATCCTTATGTTTGGGAGATTGATGATGATCCAGATACTACGTGGCGAGCATTTAAAAAGTAGGAGATGTTTATATGGATGAGAAAAATTATGGAGAGTATACAGAAGAAGCAGTGGCTGTTGCGCTAAAAACAATTCAAGATATTTGTGCTCATAACAAAGATTGTTATGGCTGTAGCATTACATGTCCATTTTTAGAATTACAGGATGGAGGAGCTAGACAAATATGTCATATCTCCTATGATTATCCTGTTGATTGGAGATTAAATGAATTTCCACCTAAGCAATGGGAGCCTTTTTACAAGGGATAAACTACATAAACACAAGTAAATAAAGGAGAAAATGTCGTTGAAATTAAATGACGAACAGAGAAAATTAGTGGAACAAAATCATAATTTGATTTACTCTGCTATGACAAAATGCGGTATCCGCAGACAAGATTTTGATGACTATTATGGATTCGCTGCCATTGGGTTGTGTAAGGCAGCAATTGATTATGATGAATCCAAAGCTAAATCATTCTCTACATATGCATATAAATGTATGCAAAAAGAAATTATAGCATATACTCGATGGAGATTTGCAGATAAAAGAGATGAACGACTTACCTTATCGTACAATCAGTTAATGAATGATTTAGATGAAGACGAAAAAGAATATTCTTTTTTGTTAGCTGATAAAAAAAATAATGAAAAAAAATTAATTTTCTTTTTGTGTTTTGATGAGCAAATGCGAATACTAAATAATAAGGACAGGTTAATTATTAATTTAAAGGCAAAAGGGTATACGAACGAAGAAATAGGAAATACCCTTGGTGTTACATATCAAGCAATTCAATATCAATTGAAAAAAATTAAAAATAAATTAATCCCATCCTTATAATTTCAAAAAGCTTTTTGCTTTTATTATTTTTTTGACGCATTTGTTATAAATGTACTAGAACGATTATAGCAATATAAGACGATCAGATAAAATTATTTTTTGTTCCTGTTGGCTTTGGCAGAGTTGACAGTGGATATAAATTGATGACTTATTTACAAACTAAAAACTAACTAAACAAATTTAATAACAGAAAGAGGTAAATTTATTTGGCAGAAAACACAAAATCTAAAAGACTTTTCAACTTACCAGAAACTAAAGGTACATTCCAGTTAGAAGGATTAATCACTGATTGTGCAAAAGACGACTTTTACAAGGAAGGTAAAACACAGAAAGGTAAAGATAAACGAACATTATCTTTCGGAGTTAAAGTAGAACCTGACGTAAAAGTTGGATGTAAAATTCAGGCATTTGAAAAACCAAAAGTTTATTTCCTTAAAAGAGAAAAGAACGGTGAAAAAACTACATACAAAACTAAGGATATTCCTTGGGCTGACCGTTTCAAATCTGTTAAGGAACTTGGACTTGGAGATGATTGGTCATTAATTGGCTCAAGAGTTGGTCTTGAGAAAGAGACTAATGACAAAGGGCAGGTCGTTAACAAAAAACTGGTATTAGATCCATTTGATTTAACAAAATATGCTTCAGAACACATGGCAGATAATCAGAGTGTATTCATCAAAGGTGATATTGAATATGGAAGCTTTACTGGGGAAGACGGAACTAAATGCCAGTGGTCAAGAATGTCACCAACACAGATTAGTTTAACAAGTAAAGAAATTGATCTTGATGATGAAGAACGTAAAGTAAGATCTGATTTCAAGCAGACAATGGTATTCACAAATATTGAACAGGAAAAAGAAAATGATGTACCAACAGGACGTTTTATCGTTTATGGAAAGATTATTGGTTATTCATCTGTTGATGATGCTGAATTCTATATGACAAATAAGAAATTAGCAAAAACTTTTAAGAAGAATGTTAAGCCATATTCATCTATTGAAGTTTGGGGACATATTAAGACAGAAATTCAGACAGAAGAAGTTGAAGTAGAAGATGATGGATGGGGAGAAGCAGATCCTACAAAGAGAGTCGTAAATTCTGCAAGAAAAGAACTTATTATCACTGGCGCAAGCAAAAATAGTATTGATTCAGAAACATACACCAGAGAAGCAATTGATACAGCGATTGAAGCTATTAAAAAGGCAGAAGCAGCAAGAAGTGATTTTGGTGAGTCTGATGATAAACAGACAAGTGGTTCTTCTACAGATGATGAATGGGGATCTGGTTTTGATGATTCTTCAGATGATACTGAAGGCGATGTTTGGTAAGAACAATTCTAAATCATTTCACAAATAAATAACAAAAATAATATATACATAAAGGAGTTTTACATTTGGCAAAAGCAAGAAAAGCAGCAAAAACACAGAGTAAGTTGATGACTATTATTTATGGAGAATCTTTCACTGGTAAGAGTACACTGGCAATGCAGTTAGCATATTTTAAACGACCAGATGGAAAGCCTTTCAGAATCTTATATTTAGACTCTGAATCAGGAAGTATTGATGATTATTTACCAGAATTAGAGGCAAATGGTGTAAATCTTGAAAATATTTATATTGTATACACTCAGAGTTTAGGAGAAGTTAGATATTATATTGATACGGTTAAAACAAATAGCGACTTCTATGAGCTTAACGAAAAAGGAGAAGAAACTGACGATGTAGTTTTAGATGCAGATGGTCTTCCATTTAGAGCTGATGCAATTGTCGTAGATGGATCAACAATCTTAAATCTGACCACAAAACAGGGGTTGATTGAGTTCTCTAAAAAAAGAAACCGTGTAAAAGCGGATGCTGCAAATATGACAGGTGAAGCTAGACTTGTCAAAATTGAAGGATCAGGTATGGAATTAAAAGATTACCAGACTGTAAACTTTAAAGGTCAGGATTTAATTCTTGATTTATTAGCTTCTGGGGTACATTGTGTTGTAACAGCAAGAGAAAAAGATGAGACCGAATCTAAGATGATTGATGGTAAGAAAGAAACTGTTACTACAGGTCGCAAGATTATTGATGGGTTCAAGGGTATGGATTACAATGCAAAAACAGTAATTCGTACATTCGTTGATGATGAAACTGACATGGTTTGTGCTCAGATAGTGAAAGATAGAACACATACATATAAAAAGAATGAAATTGTTGAAGATCCGCAGATGTTAGCATGGCAGAAAGTTATTGACAATTCTGTTGGTAACAAAGAGTTTACACTTGGTAATGCCCTCACAAAAGCAGTTGATGTTGAACAGAAAATCTATAAGAGAGAAATTCTTGGAGAAGCAGGTAAGCCAGTTTCCGAAGAGGAAGCAGAAAAAGAAGAATCTGGTGTAACTAATGACGGAGTTTCCAATAATGAAGATTCTGTTGAGGCAGTTAGAAAGCGAATTATTAATATGATTAAACAGATGACACCTCCAGAGAAACAGGAGATGAAAGACAAGCTTGTGAAAGAAGGATTACCTACTACAATTACACGAATTAAAGATCTTGGACAGTTGAAAAAGATTGAGGAAGTTTTATCATAAAAGGATTTATGTGGCAGCCCTTTTGGGCTGTCTGATCCTTAGATATTAAGTGAGGAGTAACTGTAGTATGGCAGATGTTTTAACAGTAAAATGTGCTTATTGTAAAGAAGTAATTGAACTTGATTTAGATAAAGTACAAGAGATTGTTAAATATGACAATAGTTATTATCACAAAGAATGTTTCCGAAAAATGTGTGAAGCAAAATTATTATCCAAAAATACTAAACATGATAAATGGTTATCTGCGTTATCTAAGATTGACGAATATAATCAGAAAGCACGATTGTTACTTGAACCAAGATTATTAGAAGACAAAGTATATCGGTTTATTCTTGATAATTATAATTACATTGGTTCTGTACCAGCATATGTTTTTACAAAATTGAAAAGCATTTACAAAGGTACATATCGTGGTTTGGCGAAACCAATTCCACCAAGCGATCTTTTAGATATGTGGAAGCGACAAATGAAATATCTTAAAAAAAATCGAACATTTTTGATACAAAAAGGAACGATGAATGAAGATAATCCAACACACCAGGTTAATTATGATTTAGCAGTTTTAGTAGGAAAGTATGATAGTTATTTACGATGGAAAGAGAAACAGAAATTAAATGAAGTAGACAAAAAGAATAATGAAAAATTTGCAAAATCTTTTGTTGAAACAAATAATATCACAACTCAAAAAACTGTAGTAACAGCCACACAAGACGATAACATGGACGACATTTTAAGTGATATTTTTGGTGAGGGACTTGATTGACAGAAGAAACAGTAGAACGTAAAAGCGTAACTAACATTCAGAGTGAAATGATGTTTATCGGTGCTTTGTATAAACAGCCAGATTTATATGTTTCTTATGGTGGATATATGAGAAGCCAGTATGATTTTAGTGATGAGGCATGTAAATTCTTCTATGATATGTTTGAGATTATGTACAAAACATTTACCCAAACGATTGAGGAAGACAAGGTAAATATGTTCATGAGTCAATCAGATGAAAGACTTAGGACGTATAAAAAATACAAAGGGTGGAAGACAATTTCATCATGGATGCAGGTTGCAGATTGTGATGATTTTAAAAAATATTATAATCTCGTTAAGAAATACTCACTTGTAAGAGAGTATGACAGAAATGGATATCCTGTTCAAAGAATTTTAAACCATAGATTATTTGAAAAATGGGAAGCAAAAGATATTTATAGAGTGATTCGATCTCAGGCAGACAAAATTAACACTGTTATTAGCGCAGGCGAAGATTCTGTCTTACTGAATAGTGGTGTTGAATCACAGGTTGAATCATTTTTATTAAAACCAGATTTGGGGATTCCGTTACCTTGGGCGATTCTCAATAAGATGTTCAGAGGATGTCGCCTTGGAAAAGTAATTTTTAATGGATTCTTAAGTAATGAAGGAAAATCAAGAAATATGATGTTGTTGATTGCATATATCGTATTGGTAATGGACGAGAAATTTTTATTGCTCAGTAATGAGATGGATGAGGACGATTTACGAAATTGCTTAGTCGTTACAGTAATCAACAACAAATGTTTCAAAGAGCTTCATGGGATTGATATTGAAAAGCCAGAAGAAGAAATAGTTCGTGGTATTTACAGAGATAACAATGGCAATGTGATTGAAAGAAAAATAAATGAAAATGGAGACTTTATTGAAACAGAAGATGAGTACAAACATAGAGTGGCTACTACGTCAGATGAGTTTCAGAAAGTTATGCAAGTTGCAAAATGGGTTGATCAGAAACGTCAAGGGAAATTATATTTCAAAGATGTTGGCTCTGACTACTCAGATTCGGCATTAGAGTTTGAATTTAGAAAACATCGTATGTTATATGATGTGAAATATTGTGGTTATGACACATTAAAAGGTTATCGTATTGATGATTGGCAAACAGTGAAACAGACAGCCACAAAAATTAAAGAACTTATGAAAGAGATCCATATGTTTTGCTTTTCTGTATTCCAGTTAACTGATGATACGGTGTATACAGATATATTCCAGCTAAGTAGTAATAATATTGCCAATGCAAAACAGATTAAGCACGTTGCTGACATCTTAATGCTTGGTAAAAGATTACATCCTGACGAATATTACAAATATCAGTATATATCAATTAGTGATTGGGGAGAGCCACAGGCGCACGATCTAAAAAAGGACAAGACATATTTCTGTATTAAGGTTGATAAAAACCGAGGCGGTAACAAGAATGTTATTCCAATTTTTGAAATCAATTTGGATTTAAATACTTGGGACGAAATAGGATATGTCATAAAACGAGAGAAAAACGGAGCGTAGGTTATGGATGTAGCACAGCTAAAAGAATATATATACGACAATAATTATATAGAAAATATTCTGAAAGATATAGGCTGTCATCATATTAAATATCATTCGTCTGGATATTGGAGCTGTGCAAATAAAGATGGGGATAATGAATCCGCAGTTATTACATATAACAACGAAAACCTAAATTGCACAAATTATACAAGAAAAATGACAGCAAAAGAAAGACAGACAGATTTAATTGACTTGGTATGTTTTACAAAAAGTTTGTCTTTCCCAGACGGTTTAAAATATCTAGCCAATTTGATCGGCATAGATTATTATCATGATTTTAATGAGAAACTGCCAGAAAGTTTGCAGATCACTCAATTGATTCATGATATGAAAGAAAATATAGAAACCGAAGAAGATAAACCAGTTAAACCAATTTCAAAACGAATTCTTTCTTATTATAAGGACTATGTTAATGATCTGTTTTATGAAGATCATATTACTTATTTAACACAGAAAGAATTTAATATTGGCTATGACGAAGATACAAACAGAATTACAATACCTATTTTTTCTGAAATTGGTGATTTGGTAGGTGTTAAAGGACGATTGTTCAAGAAAAAGTTAGATAAACATGATTTGAAATATTTATATATTGAGCCATGCGCTAGACAAAGAATCTTATATGGATTGAACAAAACTCTACCTTATATAGAAAGGGTTGGAAGAGTATATGTTGCAGAAGCAGAAAAAGCTGTCATGCAGCTATGGTCATATGGATATCAAAATGTTGTGGCAACTGGCGGCAAGCAAGTTTCAAGACAGCAAATTGACATGTTAACAAGACTCGGAGTCGAAGTAGTATTTATTTTTGACAAAGATGTTGAATTAGAAGAGATTCAAAAGCTTGGCAATCGTTTTATTGATGGAGTTCCGATTTCATACATTATGGATAATTCAAAAGAAGGAATCCTTGATGAAAAAGAATCACCTACTGATGACCCTAAAAAATGGGAACTATTGTTAAATAACTATTTGTATACACTTAAATAAGAACAGGCAGGTTATACATATAAAATACAAATTATATGAAGGTGGCACGAATGATACCTCTAATGTTGTGCCAGAAATTTTAAGAAATAGAGGGATTGATGATTATGAAACGTATTTGAACCTTGATGATAGCGTAATTCAAGATTATGCCGATTTAGAGGGTATCAAAAATGCAGTAAATACAACGATTTTTGCACTTGAAAATGGACATAAAATCGGTATTTTAATTGACGAGGACGTAGACGGATTTTGCTCAGCTTCAATGGCATACATGTACTTAAATCGTATTAATAATGAACTTTATAACAGCAAGAGTAACATTTGTTACTTATTGCATAAAAAAGCAAAAGCTCACGGATTAAGTGAAGATATTACTATACCTGAAGACGTAAAACTTTTAATAATCCCAGATGCAGGCACCAACGATGTAACACAGTGTGCAGAACTTACAAATCGTGGCGTACAGATTGTAATTCTTGATCACCATGAAAAAGAAGAATCTGAAATTAAAATGCCAGAGGAAGTTGTAATTGTAAATAACCAGTGCAGTCCACGCTATAAGAACAAAGACTTATGTGGGGCAGGCGTTGTTTATAGATTTTTGCAAGCAATGGATGACGAATTATGGATAAATTATGCTGATGATTATTTAGATTTATGTGCATTAGCGAATATCGGTGATGTCATGGATATGAGATCATTTGAGACACGTCGATTAGTGGATAAAGGGATTCAGAATATTCAGAATAAATGCTTTAAAGCACTAATTCAGGCACAAGATTATTCAATGCATAGTATTGTAAATATTCATAACATTCAGTGGTATATCGTTCCAATTATCAATGGTATGGTGCGATTTGGTTCTTTGAAAGATAAAGAATTGGTTTTTAGAGCATTTATCGAAGACTATGAGGTATTTGATTATAAGAAAAGAGCAACAAAGAACAATCCTGCGGAAGTAATTAAAGAGAACATTTACGATCGTGCTGCTCGATTATGCAAAAATGCCAAAGGTAAACAGGATCGTCAAAAGAAAAAGATGGTTCCAATCATTATGAAAGAGGCTGAAAAAGATAAAGATAGCAAGATTACTATTCTTGATGTTACAGAAACATTAGATAGCAGTTTGACAGGATTGGTTGCTATTAAGATTGCTGAAGATATGAACAGACCATGTTTGTTATTACGAAAACATATTAATCCAGAAACAGGATTAGTAGAAATGAGTGGTAGCGCAAGGAATGTAGATCATAGCCCGATTGATAGTTTGAAAGATGTGATATCCGAAACAAATTCATTTTTATGGGCAAAAGGTCACGCCAATGCATTTGGATGTTCGACAGATAATATCTCTGGAGCAATCACAGAATTAAACGACAAGCTGAAAGATATTAAATATGATGCAACTTATAGAGTTGATTTCATTGTAGATGCTTGCAGATTAGATTTTGAACTACTACAGGAAATGTCTAAATTGGATGATATTCGTGGGCAGGGCATTGATGATCCGATGATTGCTGTCGAGAATATAACATTAAATAAGGAAGAAATTAATGTTGTTGGTAAGAAAATGGATACAATGCAATTCAAGATTAATGATATTCCATGCGTGATGTTTAGATGCGATGAACAAAATAAGATTTATGATTGGATTATGAACGATTTTTCTGCCGAAGGCACAGTTACATTTGAATTAGTAGGAACTGCACAGACTAATATCTTTAACGGAATTAGACAATATCAAATTGCGGTTGATGATATTAATGTTCTGAGCATCACAACAGATGAAGAATTAGACGAAGATATTTGGGATTGAGGTGAAAGTTAGTGAGCAGTTCGTTGCATACACATTCGCATTATTCATTATTAGATGGATATGCATTACCTGAAGAAAATTTACAAAGAGCAGAAGAGATAGGGTTAAAAGCTCTAGCTATCACGGAACATGGAAATGAATATAGTTGGTGCTATTATGATAAGCTTCATGAGAAATACCCAAGTGTTAAATTAATCTTCGGTGTTGAATTTTATGAATGTTTTGATATGAAAGAACAAAACAAGGAAAGCAAATATTTCCATTTAATTGTTTTAGCCAAAAATGAAAATGGACGCAAGGCAATTAATCAATTGGTAACTGATTCGAACTTTCATGGATTTTACTACAAACCACGAATTGATCTGGATGCATTAAAACCATATGCAAAGGATTTGGTTGTGAGTAGTGCTTGTTTGGCATCTAAACTTGCCAGAGAGCCAGATTATCAGAAATGTATTGAATATGTTCGTGAATACAAAGAGATTTTTCCACATTTTTATTTAGAAATGCAGTCACATTCGCATCAGGATCAAGTGGTATATAATCAGAAAATCTTACAACTTTCCAAAGACACGAAGACGCCATACATTATCACAACTGATAGTCACGCTGCTAGAAAAGAAGATCTGTATTATCAGAACTGGCATGTAAAACTTGCTCACGATACCGAAACCGCAGCAGAAATTTACGAAGGATGTTATTTACAATCTGACGATGAAATTCATGCAATTATGGATAGTCAAATTGGAGAAGACGCAGTAACTAAAGGACTTGAAGAAACTGATAGGATTGCAGATTTAATTGATGAAATCCACATGCCATTTCAGGCACCTCAGTTACCATCTTTCCCATTACCAGAAGGGTTTGAAGATAATTATTCTTATTTAAAGTATCTGATTGATACAGGGTGGGTAAAACGAGGATTCGATAAATTACCAGAAGATGAGCAGAAACTCAGAAAAGAAAGAATTGATTATGAGTTAGATATTATTCATTCAATGGGATTCGATGGATACTTCTTAATTGTTTGGGATTTTATCAATTTTGCAAGAGAAAATGGTATTCCAATTGGTGCTGGTCGAGGTAGTTGTGCAGGTAGTTTAGTGTGCTACACAATTACAATTACAGACTTAGATCCTATCAAATATGGACTGATTTTTGAAAGATTTTTAAATCCAGAGCGAATTTCAATGCCAGATACAGATACAGATGTTGGTACACGAGATGAGATTATCCAATATTTGATCGATAAGTATGGCGAAAACAGAGTATGCCAGATTATCAATTTCAGTTTTATTACTCCAATTGTGGCAATCAAAGATGTTGGCAAGGTTTTAGGGTTCAATTATCACGAGATGGACAAACTAAGTAAAAAATTTGTATATGACACGATTGAAGAATCTTTATTGAATAACAGAGATTTAGCAGAGAATCCAAGATATGAAGAACTTTTTGACGTTGCATCTCATCTTGCAGGTAGAGTAAAAACAGTATCTTCTCATGCAGGTGGTGTTGGAATTGTAGATACAGATATTAGTGATTATATGGCAATGAAACTTGGAACTGATGGAGAACACGTCATCCAAGTAGATAAACGCATCGTTGAAGAGATTGGGATTATTAAATTTGATATTTTGGGTGTTGCTACATTGAACACTGTAAAAGAAGCCGAAATTGACGCAGGGTTAACTGAGTTTGATGTAAATATTAACAATCCAAAGTTTGAAATGGACAAAGGATCATATGAATTATTGCGTAGTGCAATGACGAATGGTGTTTTCCAAGTCGAAAGTGCTGGTATGAAGGACTTGCTGGTTAGGTTGCAAGTCTCAAATATGGAAGAGTTGGCAGCTGTATTAGCACTGTATAGACCAGATGCAATGGATGTCTTAGAAGAATTCATTGAGTACAAACATCACCCAGAGAAAATCACATATATCCATCCAGATATGGAGCCAATCTTAAAAGAAACGTATGGATGTATGATTTATCAGGAGCAATTACTTGATATTGTTCGTAAATTTGGTGGTCGAAGTTATGGAGGAGCCGACTTATTCCGTAAGGCGATTGGTAAAAAGAATATTGAACTTGTGAAGTCTGAATCTAAAAAGCTTTATTACGAGATTATTGAGAATGGATACCCAGAAGAAATTGCAAAACAGATTAGTGAGACGTTATCCCAAAAAGGGGGATACTTATTCAATAAAAGTCATGCGTATTCCTACGCTGTATTATGCTTGCAAACAGCGTTTTTAAAGAAACATTATGCGTTGTGTTTTTTTAAGGCATTATTGAATCGCAATAAAGATAAGGCAGGAATGGTAAATAAATATATTCTTGATGCCAAGGCGTTTAAGATTCAAGTGTTACCACCAAACTTAAATAAATCAATGATGAATTTCAGTATTGACGATGTGTATATATTGTTTGGATTATCGGCTATCAGTGGTATTGGAGAAAAAATTGCGAAGGTAATTCTTGAAGACCGTGATAAAAATGGTAAATTCATAGGATTTGAAAACTTTTGCGAACGTATTAATCCAAGTAAATCACAGGTTATTCAGTTGATCAAAGCAGGTGCAATTCCAACAAAGAATAAACGTAAAACTTTAATTCAGTATTTGAAATCTATGTATCAGCCAACAACATTCAAGCCAGTTGCAAAAGCACCGAGTTACAAACAATTACTTATTAAATGGGATATTGACGCTGAAGATTACCGTATGGGTGAGAAGAAATATGATTACGACAAAGATGCAATATTGAAAGCTTATAACGATAAAAAGTATGAATTGTACAAAGATAAGGAAAAAGAACGATTTCAGAAATTTATCGCACAGAATCAAAAATATCTTGAGAATGAAGATTTTTGGGAATTTGAAGCATTGCAAATCTTTATCAACGATAACCCATTTGATCAGGCATACAAGTATATGTCAAAACAATTTCAAGATGTTGAAAATGGAGATGATTGCACTGTGGTTGCAGTGATCGCTAAAGTTGATAAAAAGAAAGATAAAAATAAAAAGACATTTGCGTATGTGAATTTATATTCTAGTTTTGGATTGACTGAGGCAATCGTCTGGCATTCGCAATTAAAAGAATATGAAGATATGATTGCCAAAGGCAATCAGATTGCGATGTTATGCAGAAAAGATTCAGACGAGAAGGTTATCGCAAAGAAAATTAAACCATATAAACAATGGCTAGAAGATATTAAGAAAGTGAAGGGGGTTGTCGCCTAAAGTGATGGATAGTACAAAAGAATATGAGTTTGAGATTGTCCCATTATATCAGATTTATTATAATGAAGAATCTTTATTTGGGATTTACACATTCTGTACAGCAGAAGATTTGCCAGAATGCAAACCATATAACAATAATGATTTTGATGACTTATCCGATAAAAAAATGAATAAATGTGGCAAATTGGTTGGTAACATGCAGGAGTTGTATTTAGGAACGAAATATAAAGTTAAAGCCAATATGACATATTCTAAGAAATACAATGAATACCAATATAAACCACTTTCTATAGTTGCTGAAGTTCCTAAAACTTTTGAAGCCCAAAAGGTATTTTTAAAAACACAGACGAATGCAACGATCGCAGATCAGTTAATTGCGAAATACCCTAATGTTGTTGAAGATGTAATGAATGGTCAGTTAGAAATGATTGACCATTCAGAAATCAAAGGATTGGGAGATAAGACTTGGAAGAAACTTAGAGATAAAATTATTAAAAATTATGTGATTTCTGATATTGTTGTAATGTTACAACCATATGGAGTTACATTACCAACGATTGAAAGATTGTTGAAATCTGAACCTAATCCAAGTGTTTTAAAAAAACAGATTGAACAAAATCCATATGTACTCACTAGAGTAAAGGGCATGGGGTTTAAACGAGTTGATGATATTGCACTCAAATTAAAACCAGAATTGCGATGCTCAAATCAACGGTTAAATGCATTTATTTCCTACGACTTGCATCAAGTTGGTGACAATGATGGACATACATATGTATATATCAAAAATTTAAGAAGCGATATTAGTAATGCAGCGTCTGAATGTTTACCTATATTTGACGAATGGCTTGATGAAGAATCAGATAAACAATTACCAAATTATTTATATACATCTGGAGATAAAATTGGTCTGAAATCGTATCATAAAATTGAAATGGATATTTACGAATTAATTAAAGATATGGAGAAATATTCATTTGGAAACACGACAGATTACGAACCAATAACAGATAATGAGATTAGTCAGACGATTTCTGAGGTTGAAGATGAAGAAGGGTTTATGTTTTCAGAAGAGCAAATTACAGGAGTTAACAAAGCATTAAATTGTCAAGTTGTGTTTATTTCTGGAGAAGCTGGAACTGGTAAAACAACAATTCTGAAACCAATTATAAAATGCTACCAAAAAAGAAATAATAGCATTGTTGCGTGTGCATTATCTGCAAAAGCAGCCCAAAGAATTAAAGAAGCAACAGGCTTAGACTCACGGACTATTCATAGGTTACTTGTAGCAGAAGGTATTGATAGTTTTTGTTATAACCAAGATAACCCATTACCTGCTGATGTAGTAATTATGGACGAAAGTAGCATGACAAATGCGAGCCTTTTCTATAATTTTTTATTAGCAATTCGACCAGGAACACGATTAATTTTTTGTGGTGACTATATGCAGTTGCCACCAATTGGATTTGGTAATATTTTCTCGGATCTGTTAAAAAAGAAAGGTTTAAATAGTGTGCAGCTTACCAAACCGATGAGACAAGCAGAAAAATCTGGTATTTTAACGGATGCAAGAAAGATTCGCAGAGGGATTAATCCATTGGATAGCCCACAATTAAAAATTGTTCATGGTGAACTAAACGATATGTTTTATTTGTTCAGGAAGAATAGAGAATCGTTATTTAACATGGCAGTAAAGCAGTATATTAAATCTGTTAAAGAGGAAGGGCTTGATAATGTTGTGATTATTTCCCCACGAAGAAGCAATTGTACGAACAGTACAGATGAATTGAATAAAGCAGTGCAGAAAGAATTATTTGCTAGTAGTAATAAACCATTTGTTGAATTCAAAGATCGTAAATACTATTTGGGAGATAAGGTATTACAGGCCTCAAATGATTACGAGCGAGATGTATTCAATGGTGATATTGGATACATTACAGCGATTGATAAAGAAAAAGAAATATGTTTGGTATCTATGAATGCAAATATCGAAGAGAAAATGATTGAATATTCTTTCGCTCAACTTGGGCAATTGCAATTAGCATACGCATTAACCACGCATAAGCTTCAAGGATCGGCTGCTCAAACTGTAATTGGTATCATTGACAACACACATTACAAATTGCTTGATAACTGTATGCTATATACGATGTTAACACGAGCTAAGAAAAGATTTGCGCTCCTTGCAGAACCAGAAGCGTTCAAAAGGTGTATCGTGACAAATCATAATAAGAGACGCACATGGCTGAGCTTAAAAAATTAACTTTATTCTTTGCACCTATTGACAGGGTGCAAGAAGTATGATAAGATACCAATATGTTAATGAAAGGAGATGCAAAAATGAGAAAAAGATTTTTAATGAAAGTTATTTCGTTTAGTTTTTTAGCAATGTGTTCAGGCTTTATGACTCACACAGTTAAAGCAGAGGAGCGACCCTCGGTGGAGACTTCAACCTTATCAACAGAGACAACTATTGCAGAAAATAAGCAAGACAATGTGATTTCAAATAATCCAATCAGTCAAAGCGTTGAATTAAAAGACGTTCATGAGCATTATCAGAAATGTCAGCAAGCTGATGAGGAGAAAGCAAGGCAGATTCGATTAGAAAAACTTCGAAAGAAACGATTGCGAATTAAACGACAACGATTGAAGCGAAAGCAAGAACTTGAAAAGAGTTCACTTGGAACATTTTTGATCACGGCATATTGTCCATGTTATGAATGTTCTGAAGGATATGGATCTAAGATTGCTTGGAATCATGCAGGGCATAGATTTGCTCGACCGTATCATACGATTGCGGTTGATAAAAACATTATTCCTTATGGAACAAGAGTTAAGATTGAGGGATACGGTGATACAATCTTTGTGGCAGAAGATTGTGGAGGCAAAGTAAAAGGAATGCATGTAGACGTGTTCAAATCAACACATTCCGAAACAATAAATGTGCAACAGCACAGAAAAATATATGTAGTGAAGTAATTGGCAGTTACTGAAAGACATAGAAACACAAATTAAAATAATTAACTAAACAATATAAACAAGAAAAGGAAAATCCAAAAATTATGAAAACTGAATATGTGAAAGAAATGAATGTCTTGATCGACAGAATCAATGATGCTTCATATGCGTACTACGCAGAGGATAATCCGATCATTTCAGATAAAGAATTTGACGATTTATGCGCTGCTTTAGAACGACTTGAGAGAGATTCTGGCGTTGTTTTGAATAATTCGCCCATCCACCACGTTCAAGGATTTATAATTGATTCTCTGGCTAAAGTAAAGCATACACGCCCAATGTTATCAGCTCAGAAGACGAAGGATGTCAATGAGGTTAAAAAATTTCTTGCGGATAAAATTGGTGTTTTATCGTGGAAGGAAGACGGTTTGACGGTGGTACTAAGGTATGAAAAAGGACGCTTAAACCAAGCAATTACAAGGGGAAATGGCGAAATTGGAGAAGATGTGACTCATACGGCTCGTATGATTTTCAATTTACCTCTTGAGATCCCTGACAAGCGTAGTATTGAGGTACGTGGTGAATCAGTTATCAGTTATGAAAACTTCCAGAAAATCAATGAAGCGTTGCATGGCAAATACAAGAACGCAAGAAATCTGGCAGCAGGCACAATTAGACAGTTAGATGCGAATGTAGCAAAGGAAAGAAAGCTCGCCTATAAAGCATTTGAACTTGTTAAGATTGATGGTGTATCTGATGAAGAAATGCCAAGTATTGCTGATAGTTTTAAATATCTTGCAGAGCAGGGATTTGACGTTGTAGAACATCAGATTGTTGAGCGAGATAATGTTGAAGAATATATTGAGAAATTTGATCCAGAAGAATATGAATATCCTGTTGATGGTCTGATTTTCACTTATAACGACTATCAGTATGGGAAATCTCTTGGGGCAACGAGTAAATTCCCCTTAAATATGCTTGCGATGAAATGGTCTGATGACCTCTACGAAACAACAATCAGAGATATTGAATGGAATACATCTCGTACAGGGTTGATTAATCCAGTCGCAGTATTCGATCCAGTTGATCTTGATGGTGCAGAAACCACAAGAGCTACATTACATAATGTAAGTTACATTGAAGGATTAGAGCTTGGTGCAGGCGATACGATTCAGGTTTATCGTAGTAATATGGTAATTCCAAAAGTACACGATAATCTGACAAGAAGCAATACATTCAAGATTCCAGATACTTGTCCAACCTGCGGTGGCGAAGCAAAAATCATCAACGAGAATGGCAGTAAGGTTCTGAAATGTATGAATCCTGACTGCAAGGCAAAGCTATTAAGCAAGTTTGTGAACTTTGTTTCCAGAGATGCAATGAATATTCAAGGTTTATCTGAGGCAACACTGAAAAGATTTATTGATCTTGGATGGCTAAAAGATTATACAGATATTTATAATTTAGCAGAGTATAAACCTGAGATGAAGAACCTTGATGGATTTGGTGTAAAAAGTGTTTCTTCCTTATTACATAGCATCGAGGAAAGTCGTAAGTGTAAACTGGTTAATTTCGTAACAGCACTTGGCATTGAACTTGTTGGGAAGTCAACGGCAAAGGATATTTGCAAGCTTATTGATAAGATTTCTCTATCGAATAACGAAAATCCATATGATGTGTTTATCGAAAGAATCAAAAAGAGAAAATATTTTGGACATATTGATGGTATTGGTATCAATACTTCATTGTCAATGGATGATTATTTCAAAGAAAACATTGAAATGGTCGAGAAATTAGCCGAAGAACTTGAATTTGAAATGCCAGAAAGCAAGAAAGAATCTGCTGTTAACCTCACAGGAATGACTTTTGTTGTAACTGGTAAGGTAAATAAGTTTGCCAATCGTAATGCGATCAAAGATGAAATTGAGTCCAGAGGCGGCAAGGTTGCAGGATCAGTGTCGAAGAATACGAATTATCTTGTGAATAATGATGTGAATTCCACAAGCAGTAAGAACAAGAAAGCACAGCAATTGGGTGTTCCGATCATTGACGAAGATGGATTAATCAAGATTCTGAAGGGAGATACGAGTGAATAAACTAACCATTTATGAATGTTTGGTAAAGTGGGGCATCCAAGAAAGTCGAATTGAAAAACTGGTTGTAAAAGACAATTATGTAGAATATCGCATCTGGGAACCATGCTCAATCAGTTATAGTGGAAAAACATACAAATACGGTAGACGTTGTAGAGCAAAATATCTCGCTACTCCAGATGAGTTAGATTTAGTTTTTGACGAAAGTTACTTTATTAAAGATGAAGATGCAGAGTTTTGGACAGAAGATTATGAGTTCTACAAACAGCAGACAGGGCTTGAACCTTCAGAAATTGATTGGTCAAAACAAAAAGAGATTAAACGACCTAAATTTTAAAAGGAGAAAATTGAATATATGAAATTAAACATTAAAAAACGAATGGCGATTATTGCTGCAATTGGATGTCTCAGTATTGGTGGTATCGTGACAGGATGCACAGAGGCAGATAAAGTATCTACTAATGTATCTAAAGAAGCAGACAATTTTAACGTCTTGAGACGATTTGCTGTAATTAATACAAGGACAGACAAGGTAGAGTTTGAAATTGTCGGAGCATTTTCTTTAGAAGATGAAGGTAGTAAGAAGGTAAAACTTATTGTTGAAACGGCAAATGGTTCATATAAGAAACATATCGTTCATATGAACCGAGATAGTATGTATGTGATTGAAGATTTAGGTGGGGCTAAAGTTAATAAGTATAAATATGAAGTTAACTATATTCCAGAATCAATTGTTCCATTTAAAGTTACAGAGAGCAAATAAGGTGTCATGACATGGTAGGTAAACTTATTGATGTTACAAACTTTAATCGACGGCAGGCGTTTGAGTTTATGGCGACGAAATGTACAAAATGTGATATTTACGGTAAGTGTACTAGAGAAGATAAGAAAATATGTAGTGATAAAACAGACTATCTTTTAGAAAAATTTAGAAAAGAAGAAGAACAGAGGAAGTCAAAAGATTTGGCGAATGTAAACTACAAAGGGAATTATGTAAAATACACATACAATAAAGAGTAAAGGGAGAAAACAAGATGATTATTACAGGAATGGATCACTTTCAGAGTGTATGTAAGAGAAAATTAGTAGATTGGTATAACAAACATTGTGAGAGAAGTCATTTGGCAATGAAAATTGATCTCAGTAATGTGTTTATCGTCTGGAGTTGTAAAACTTTACAGAACTATAAATGTTTAGCATCTACGACAGTAAGCGGTGATGGTATCTATGCAGAGTATACATACAATGGCGATAAGCAGGAGTTATATGAAGATGTGTATAAGAAATTAACAAATGCATGTCATACGGAAGAATAAAGGAGAACTGAATGGACAAAGCACAGAAACATTGGGAACGAATACAACAGAAAAAGAAAAGGGAAGCTGAACAAATTTTGGCTGCAATAGCCAAAAGAGATGCATAGATTATGGATGCGACAGAATGTTTAGTGCGACAGTTTAGAAGATAGGAGAATTTATTATGGATTTTGGAACAGCAATTGATGCAATGAAAGATAAAAGAAAAGTAGCAAGAAAGGGTTGGAATGGGAAAGGTATGTTTTTATATTATGTTCCAGCAGGAGCTTATGCGCCATGCACAGATATTGCTAAAAGCATTGTAAACAAAGACGGATTAGTTGAATATGGTGCATATATTGCAATGAAAACGGCACAGGGTAATGTGGTTCCTTGGCTTGCAAGTCAGACAGATATGTTGGCTGAAGATTGGATGATCGTAGAATAGATAAAATTAATCTTTGATGAAAGGAAAACAGATGAAGAAGTTACTGATGGAGTTGACAAACGACAATGGATGTCTGGTTGCAATTTTAGCATTTATATTAGGATTGGTTGTTTCGATTGTTCTCAACTTTGCAATCGTGAATTTAATTATTTGGTTATTACATTTTATTTTGGCAAATCCGCTAATTGTTCCAGTGAAGACAAAATGGATCATTGCAGTTATTCTTACAATCGTAGAATGGATGTTTAAATAGAAAGAGGTGATTAAATGGCTTTAATTGGAGCGATTCTAGGAGATATTTGCGGTTCTCAATATGAGTTCCGCAGACCTCACGATTTAGATTGGAAGAACTGTGAATTGTTTACAGATAAATGTAAATTTACAGATGATACAGTTCTCAGTATTGCAACAGGAATGTGGCTGTTGGATGATGACGATGAACACAAACATAACAAAGAACCTTGGGAGTTCTACTTGGAATATGGCAAAAAATATCCTGGTACGGGATATGGCGCAATGTTCGAAGACTGGTTACACGATGATGGCAGTCGTGTTAATGAAAGCTTTGGCAATGGATGTGCCATGAGAATTTCGCCAATTACGATGTATTTTAATGGTTTTGCTAATCGTCCAGATGTACTGAATTATTACATAGATTTAGCCGAATGGACATGTGAGAAAACCCATCGCCACTCAGAATCTTACAAAGGAGCATCGGTTGTGACAGGTTGTTCTTTTATGGCTCGATGGGGTAGACCAAAAGAAGAAATTTACAAATATGCATTAAGATTTTATCCATCCAGTCAATATACATATGGTGTAGATCGACCACTTGAAGATTATAGAAAGAATTATATTTGGTCTGCGACAGTTCAGGATAGTGTTCCTGTGGCAATCAGATGTTTCTTAGAGAGCGAAGATTATGAATCATTCTTAAGAAATGTATTATCTTTACCATGTGATACAGACACAATTGCTGCTATTGGCGGTGGCATTGCGGAGGATTTCTATAAGAAAACATTTGATAATTCAAATGAGCTTTTAGAAAGATATCTTCCGAAAGAATTATTAGATGATGTAAGTAAAATTTACAATGAGATGCCATAAGGTAGGTGATTAAATGAAATTAACAACGACAGAAGAAATTGAAGTTTGGCAGATTCCTACCGATGTTGATCGGTTAGATGATAAGCCTAACTGGGTAAATGAAGAAATCGAAAAGGAAAGGTTACAGTTGGGAGTTTATAAAATACACAACGAAGATAAGACTTACTTATGCGACATTCAAGTAAATAACGCACATGGCACTACAAGATTAAATCTTGGTGACTATACTCTAAAGATGAACAGTGGGATTATCTTAGGTGTAAACAGATATTTATTTGAATCTTTATATGGTAAATATCTGATGGAATAAGGAGATGAGAATATCAAGAAATCCAAGGAAGGATGTATTTCATGAATTGCGTCAATGATAACGGCAGCATATATACTAATAACCAATCAACATTAAGGAGGTTGAATTATGAGAATTAAGAAACTTTTAATCGCAGGAGCACTTGTTTTAACAGCAGTTGGATGTGTTTCAGCATATACAATTTATGCAAACACATTAAATACAACAAATAAATCAGTCAATAATACTACAGAGGACAAGAGCACTACAACCGAGAAACAGCAGACTACTGTAGAGAAGAACAAAGATGTGCAAGATGACAATGAAAATGTTGCGAAAGATATCGATAATACATCTGTCAAGCCGACTACAGAAACGAAAAAGACAACAACTTCTACTGAAGAAGATGCAAATGATCGGGAAGATTCCGAACCAGAATATCCAGATGATGCAGATAAAACATGTAGTCATGTATGGGCAGAAAAAACAATTGCATATGACGAAGAGAATGGATATCATTGGACAACTTATTGCGAAAAATGTGGAACTGTTAAAACAGAGCCAGCCACAGAGGAAGAGTACGAAGAACTTGATCCTGCAACAAAAGTAAAAGAAGAAGATATTGAATATGTAGATGATGATTCTGCCGAGGTTGTAGAGGAATCGACAGAAGCAGCAACTGAAAACTAAAATATAGCCTAAGGAGAAAATGAGTATATGACAAAATTAGAGCAGTTAAATTTATTAAAGGATAGAAAAGCCGTCTTAATCGCTAGAGGGAAAGATAATGGCAAAATCGTAACAAAAATCAACAGAAGAATCAAGAAATTAGAAAAGGACTTATAGAGATGGCAGGAGATAAAAGTAATGTTTTAATCGCTCTGGTTGGACGATCTGGAGCAGGCAAAAGTGTCTCAGCGAAGTATCTGGAAGACATTTACGGTCTGAAATATCTACGATCATATACCACTAGAGAGAAGCGAGCAGATAAGCTTGATGATCATACATATGTAAATCTAGCCCAGTATTCAAGAATTACAGGCAAAGTTGCAGAGAATCATTACACTGGCAATTGGTACTGTGCTACAGAAAGTCAGTGTGATGATGCAGACGTATATGTAGTTGATGTTCCAGGATTAAAACAGTTAAAAGAAAATTATCATAAGAAACATATCTTGGCATTATGTATTGATACACCAAGTTCTACACGTATTCAGAGAATGAAAGATCGTGGAGATACAAGTGATGCAATTGATGAAAGAATGAAAAAAGACGAATCTGCTTTTGAAGAAGCTTATGATTTATGCGACGCAGTTATTAATAATGAAGGAAGTTTGTCTATGACTTGTTTGAATATTATGGCTAAATTAGAGAGATTCAAAAGACAGATTAGAGACACGGAAGGAGCGACAACAAAGGAAGTTGATCAGAACAATTAATCAGCTTAGAAATTTAGTTTCTAAACTACATATAGAAAAAGAGGTACTTGTGAAAGATGTAGAAACAGGTAAAACCATGATGATTGAGAGCGTATCAACCGAAAAGATTGATGGTGATGGTAACGATGCACGATATACGTTGAACTGCAAGAAAGCAGGAGACGGGTGCGTTACATATAGAAGATGATATTATTACATAATTTATTGGAGGTCTTTTATTGAAAGTAATTAAAAGAGATTGTACTGTTGTAGATTTCGACAAGACCAAAATTTACACAGCGATTATGAAAGCAATGAAAAATGGATCTGGTTTAATCAAAGAGGATGTTGCTAGACAGGTCGCAGAAGAGATTGAGAATGATTGCAAGCAATTATCTGAAGAAATTGACATTTCTGCAATTGAAGCAATGGTATTTAAGAAACTTGTTGAGAAAAGACAGGAATTAACTGCAAAAGCATATGAAGGTTATCGCAGTGTTCGAGAGTTCCAGAGAGAGAATTATGACCCTATTGACAGCGAAGTTCTTGGGCTTATTGAGGATGCCAACGAAGAAATTAAAGATGAGAATGCAAATAAAAACCCTGTATTAAATCCAACAAAAAGAGATTATATTGCTGGTATCGTTAGCGAGAATGCGACAGAACGCTATTTACTTCCACCAGAAATTGTACAGGCACATAAGGAAGGCATTATTCATTTTCATGACAGAGATTATTTTTTACAGAAAATGCATAATTGTGGGTTATTAAATATTGAAGATATGCTTCAGAATGGAACTGTAATTAGCGAAGTTTTAATCGAAAAACCGCACTCATTTTCAACTGCTTGCAATATTACGACTCAAGGCATTGCACAAGTAGCTAGTTCTCAGTATGGCGGACAGAGTATTTCTTTGGCACATTTAGCGCCATTTGTGGATGTGAGTAGAAAGAAAATTAGATCTGAAGTTGAATTAGAATGGGCGCATGTTGATATTCCATACAAAGAGCAACATATTGAAAAAATTGTAGCCAATAGATTGTATGAAGAAGTCAAAAAAGGTATACAAATTATACAATATCAGCTGGTCACGCTTATGACGACTAACGGACAATCCCCATTTATTTCCATTTTTATGTATCTGAATGAAGCCAAAACACCGCAAGAGAAAAAAGATTTGGCTTTATTGATTGAAGAGATGATTAGACAAAGAGATGAAGGAGTCAAAAATGAAGATGGTGTATTTATTTCACCAGCATTCCCAAAATTAATTTATGTCCTAGAAGACGATAATTGTGACGAATCTACAGAATATTGGTATCTGACCAAATTAGCAGCAAAATGTTCTGCGAAAAGATTGGTTCCAGATTACATCTCTGAAAAGGTTATGAAAGAGTTAAAAGGAGATGTTTATACTTGCATGGGATGTAGGTCATTCTTAACACCTGATCGTTTTACAGATAAAGGGATTGGCAATATTGCACACGCAAAAAATTATGATCCAAAGCAGCATAAATATTATGGTCGATTTAACCAAGGAGTTGTTACGTTATCTCTTCCAGATATTGCATTGTCTTCTAAAAAGAATATGGATGAATTTTGGGCATTGTTTGATGAACGAACAGAACTATGTCATAAAGCACTTAAAGAAAGACATAAACGTCTCCTTGGGACAAAGTCAGATGTAGCACCTGTTCTTTGGCAGTATGGAGCATATAGCAGGCTGAAAAAACATGAGGTAATTGATCCATTATTATTTGATGGATACTCAACTATTTCATTAGGATATGCAGGATTATATGAATGTGTCAAATATATGACTGGGCATTCTCATTCAGATGGTGGAATTGGTGAAAAATTTGGATTAGAAATCATGAAGCGAATGAATGATAAATGTGAGAAGTGGAAGAATGAAGAAAATATTGATTACAGTATTTATGGTACACCTTTAGAGTCTACAACGTATAAGTTTGCTAAATGTTTAAAGAAACGATTCGGCAATGATGTGTTTGAAAAAATTGACGGCAAGGACAGAAATTACATTACAAACAGCTATCATATTCCTGTATTTGAAGAAATTGACGCCTTTGACAAACTTCGTATTGAAGCAAAATTCCAAAAACTTAGTCCAGGAGGAGCAATAAGTTATATTGAAACTCCTAATATGGAACATAATGTGAGTGCTTTATTGGAAGTAATTAAATATATGTACGATCATATTATGTATGCAGAAATCAATACAAAGAGCTGTTATTGTGAAAAATGTGGATACTCCGGCGATATTCCATTAGTTGACGAAGATGGTATTTTGAAATGGAGATGTCCTCAGTGCGGAAATGAAGATGGTTCTACTATGGATATTGCATTCAGATGCTGTGGTTACATTGGGACTTCTAAGAATGGAGGCAATCAGGGAAGATATGGGGATATCCATGATCGAGTTTACCACTTAGATGATAAGGAGTTAGATGAATGAGATACGCTTCAATAAGAAAAATGGACATTAGCAACGGAGAAGGGCTTGGTGTAGCCCTCTTCGTTCAAGGATGTCACTTCCATTGTAAGAATTGTTTTAATAAAGAAACATGGGATTTTGATGGTGGTAAAGAATTAACAACGTGGGATGTGTTGGAATTGTTACGCCCACTAACTAATCCGCAATATACAAGATTAAGTATTCTTGGTGGAGAACCTTTGGCAAAAGAGAATAGAGATGGTGTTTCTGCAATATGCAAATTTGTCAAAGAGTTTATGCCAGACAAAAAAATCTGGCTATATACAGGGAATAAAGCAGAAGATATTGGTTTGGACTTAGCTGAGTTCTCTCGAAGACGTAGAACAAGCCACCTTATGTACGATTGCAGACTTGAGATTCTTCCTTACATAGATGTCCTCGTAGACGGACAGTATGTAGACGAATTGAAAGACATGTCTTATCCGTGGGCAGGATCAACAAATCAGAGAGTGGTTGATGTACAAAAATCATTAGAAAGAAATGTGGTGGTCTTATGGAAAGGCACTTCGGATAATCTGTCCATGACAGAAGAACACGATGAAAATGAGTGAAATAAAACACTTTTGTCAAAATTATTAAAATAAACATAAGAAAATCGTTGAAATATAAGGGATTTTTCACATTAAATATAGCAATAAAATTCCACTTTTATCCCACTATAGAAAGGAGTGTACTAATTATGTCAAAATCAAAAGATTGTCCACAGGATACGGACTTTCTACAATATGTTCCTACAAAATTTCAGCAGAATCGCAAGACAATGTTAAAGAAAAGAAATCGTTGGAAGAGTTATTATCAAAGGTTGGCGAGACTTAAAAATATCAGTGGGTATCCTGAACCTGTGCAATATGTAGACAAGTATTATTGTGAGTTCTATGAAATACCTCGTAAGAAACCTTATTATAAAAGGTTATATATCAGCAATTGGGATGATTACAGATTTCATAAGAGACTGTCTAACAAGAAAGTTCGCAGAGTATTAGATGTGTCAAGTCGAGGTGGCTATAAGAAAGTACACAATCTATGGTGTGAGACAATTTAGAAAGGAGATAGGTATGACAAAAGAAACATTAGACGATATAAGAGAAGTTATTGGTACACTAAGCGTTTGCATGAGCTATAAAAGCATTAATAACACCACATCAATTCCAACCTATGATTTATTACATCAAGTTAATATTTTAAAAAAAATTGTGCAGAAAAATATCGATCATGTAGTTGATGGTAGTCGTTGCGTAGTTGTGGAAGAATCAGATTCTGAAAAGTTTAAAAATTGTGTAGACAATTATTTAGATGCAGGATATAAAATTTCAGCATCCTCATGTAACAGCAAAACTTGGAAAGCAATTCTTGTGAGAGATGATAAAGAACAGGAGAGTGAATAAATATGAGCATAGATTATAGAACATGTGAATGTGGCGAGACATTTGCTGATTGCGCAGACGGAGTTGTTTTCTGTCATTGTGGTATGGCTTGGTGTAGTGAGGAATGTGCAGCAGTAGACGGATATAGAGAAGAAGTGATTACACACGAAGATGGTTCTGAGGAAGAAATTCGTAGTTGTAATTTTTGCCGAGGAGACGATTTCGGTGATAGGGAACTACTTGAGTTTGTAATGTCTGCCATTGGCGTAGATAGAGATAGCCTTGTTGAATTCTATAAACAGTATAAATTAGAGTTTAAGAATGGCAAAGCTTGTAATCTTGATGGATTTGTTTCTACTTCATTTTACGATAAAGAAAGTGGTATTGGAACTGGTGCTGTGCTTGGCGGAGTAGTAAAAGGAGTGAGTTCAATTAATGAATAACAGAGATTTACCAAAGAAAGATGATATTTACAAACATTTCAAAGGACATTTTTACAGAGTGATTGACCTTGCAACTCATACAGAAACAGATGAGAAACTGGTAATCTATCAGGCAATGTATGGAGATTTCAATATTTACGCCAGACCAGTAGAAATGTTTCTGAGTGAAGTTGATCACGAGAAATATCCTGATATGGAACAGAAATACAGATTTAAAAGAGTAGGAGATCGATCATGCAGATGACATTGGTCTTCGATATTTGTGAAAAGTTGGCATGGGCGCTTGGACTAATTGGGTTTGTAGGCTTTACAGTGTATCTAATCATTGCAATTGTATTAAGTGTGAAAAACAAATCTATAGAGCCATTGTATAGTGTGTTTCAACAAGAGCAGCCTTGGTATTGGAGTTTCATGTATATTTCAATTGGATTTTTATTTTTGATTAAATATTAAGGAAGGTTGGTGTAGAAGAATCTTAAGAAATATATTGCTCTTGATTGAACAAGCAACATTAACGGCAGGGTTAATAGTTACAGGAAACGCATTTGCGTTATTAGTAGTTGGAGTTATACTCTCCATATTGGAATCTGTATTAAATATACATGGCAATCCATTAAATGATTTTAAAAAATCTGGTGCATTAATGATATATATTAAATGGGCAATTTTGTTATTTTGCATCTATATTGTTAGTGTGTGTATTGATAATTATATAATGTAACATTTCTAGTTACATTTCTGATGACTATTCGAGGAGAAATATCTATAGATTAGACATGTCTTATTTCTTCCATATGATGACTTTAAAATTTTGTTTTTATCTACGTTTTAATTTCTGTAGGTAAAACAATACAAAAACAAATACATAAGAAAGGTTTTATCAAGTAATACTAGTTAAAACGCAGTGCGCTGCCTTGTAAATACAAGGTTTAAATGACAGAAAATAAAAACAAAACTTCAAGAAATAAAACATGGGAATTAGTAAATTTTTGCGAGTTTGATAAATTTGCTATCAAATCTTATTGTGCAGTACATAACGTAGATGAATCGCTAAATCTTGGTGATATTACAAAAGTAGATGAAACCCAGCTCAAACCATTTAATGTGATTTGTGGAGGATCACCGTGCCAGGACTTTAGTATTGCAGGAAAAGGAAAAGGTTCAGTTTGGACTTGCAAGCAGTGTGGGCATGCTTACAACCCATTAACAGTTCATTGGTCTGAACGTGATAAATGCCCAGAATGTGGTTCACGAGATATTGAAAAGACAAGATCTTCTTTGTTGGTTGAATACTTAAGAGTTATTCGTGCCAATAAACCAAACTTTGGAATTTACGAGAATGTGAAAAATATTGTCGGCAAAAAATTTAAAGACACGACTTTTAAATTATTTACACAGGAACTTGAAGAATATGGATATAACGTATATTGGAAAGTCCTCAATGCAAAACATTACGGTATTCCACAAAATAGGGAAAGAGTGTATTTAATTTTTATTAAGAAAGAATTGGATAATAGTAAATTTAAATACCCAGAACCATTTGATAATGGTGTTCGTTTGAGAGATATATTGGATGACGAAGTAGATGAGAAATTTTACTTGAGTCAAAAACAAATTAACAAAATAAAAACAAGTACGTTTACACAGGAACGAACAAGAATTCAGAATTCAGAATGTTGCCAGACATTATTAAGCAGAGACTTTAAAGATCCAAAATGCGTACAGGTTGGGCAGTTATATGGAACAAATAAAGAACCAAATCCACAAGCAGGAAGAGTATATGATCCAAATTATATTAGCCCAACAATGGATACATGTAGTGGTGGCAATAGAATGCCAAAAGTAGCAATCAAACAGGCAACTAAGAAAGGCTATGCGGAGTGTGAAGTTGGTGGCGTTGCAGATCTTTCATATCCAGACTCCAAAACCAGAAGAGGCAGGGTTCAAGAAGATGGCAAAATTTGTCCGACTTTAACTGCAACTGAGACAGGAGTATGTCGAATTGAATCAGACATTAAAATCCGAAAGTTAACCCCAAAAGAATGTTGGAGACTGATGGGATTCGATGATAAATCATTTGAGGCTGCCGAACAAGTAAACAGCAATAGTCAGTTATATAAGCAAGCAGGAAATTCAATCGTAGTAGATGTTTTATACTATATCTTCGTAGAACTATATAAGGCAATGCCATATTTATTCGATGATTTAAAACTAAGCAGTTTCTTTTCTGGAATTGGTGCTTTTGAAATTGCCTTAAATAGATTATATCAGGGAATTCAGTCTGGAAATTTTATCAAATGGGAAGAGTAGCTTCTTCTCCAGAAATTAGTTTATTTCCATGCGTTGTAAAATATCAGAAAGAAATATGAGGCAGGGTTAATCCAAGAACGTAGATGTAATATGAGAGAGTATACATTTAGAACAGATGGCGTTACAAATACGCTAGCAACAGTTCCAAAAGATAATTACATTTGTGAATGCGAGGAGGAACATGGGCGAAAAGAATAAAGATTTAGACAATTTATATTTACAGTGCCAAAGTTGTGTAAATAAGTATACTTCTTTTGAGTGTGCTTTATGCGAAGACTTTGACATGTATAAAGAGGAGGTACAAAACTATGCCAAAAAAAGCCGATCCAAATAAGAAACAAGGTAATCAATATAAGTCAAAATTACTCGCAGATGCAAAATATACTGGCGAGGGATTAGACAAATATGTCGCTGATGGCACTATAACACAAGAAGAATGCGATCAGGCAAAAGCCAAAGCACGAAAGAGTGTTAGACTTCGAACGTCAGGAGAACTTAAAGAAACAATTGAAAAGTATATTGCAGATCATTCAGATCAGTATAGTTCAATGAATGACTTCATCTGCCAGACGTTGACAGAAAAGACTAACCTAACTCAAGAAAGCGCCAAAGGAGAAAACAAAAACATGATAACAAATAAACCAACAACACTGATCATTAAAGACAGAGGAACAGGCAAAACAACACAATTGCTTTACACGAGTGCTACAATACAGTATCCAATTATTGTGCAGAATCATTCACAGGTCAAGTTATTATTAGACAAAGCAAACGATCTTGACTTAATTATTCCAGTACCTTTGACTGTAGAAGAATTTAAGAACAATCGTGGAATGAATTATGATCATGTTCTCATTGATGAAGGATACAACTTAATTGGCGAAGCTCTTGATTACTATTTAGGTACACATGTGGCAGCAGTGACGCTTGCTGATAGAGTAAAAGAATTAGCAGATAAGAAAGTGTGAGATTGTAATGGAAGAACCAAATTATATAACAGTTGGACAGCTTAAGAAAGAGTTAGAAAAATATTCAGATGATACACCAGTATTGTTCGGTTGCGATATGGAAGACGAATTTGCTGAAACAATTGAAGACGACACTATCACAATCGATTATGGAATAGGTTATCGCAATTGTAGGATTGTGAGAATTTGTTAAGGAGGATTTATGTCTAAAAAATTAACAAGAGAAGACTATGGGGGGGTCTTTGGACGCAACCCTGTTACAGTAAGAGATCTTATCTCTAAGCTAGAAAAATTTGATAAAGACTTGATTATAATAAGTGGAATTAATACGTATAACGAAACAATTACCACTTTAAAAGAAATTGACGTTTAGGACATTGTCTTGGATAACGGAATGCTTATTTCTGGATCAGTGGTACTTATTTCATAGGAAATAATCAATTTACATAAAAGAAATATTTAATTTACGAAAGGAGCGTGATCTACAAATGTTTATGAATAATAAACCATTTAAAGTTTCGGGAAGTCTAAAAGATACATTTGACGGAACATTAGAAAAGACATTGAGATTCATTGTTGATATCTATGGAGAAACAGCAGATAAATTACGTGGAATCAAAGAGGTAGACGGAAAGTTATACTTTGGATGGATACCGACAAAAAACAGGGATGATGATGCTTTAGATGAAGAATATATGAAGCAGTGGGATATTGTATTGTCTGGAGATATTATGAAACCATCTTTCAATATGTTGATAGAGATTATAATTAATTGGTTGAATAGCGACAACGCAGCATACGAGTATAACAGATTATATTATGAAGAAGATGACCTTGATTACGCTGAAGAACTGATCAAAGGATGGACGATTTCTTCTATTACTTATGATGATAATTGCCCAAGTTTTAGCGTATTTTCTGTTGCTCCACGATGGGAGGAAATTGGTAAATGATTGAAATTTTAAAAAAGGGGACACGAAAACAATGTACCTGTGAAAATTGTGGTGCAATCCTGAGTTATGAGAAAGATGATATAAAAAGCGGAGGAGTGAGATCATTTAATTTAAGACTTTTAAGTGTTACGCCACCAGACTATATCATTTGCCCACAGTGTAAACATCTAATAGCAGTTGAGGTAGATGAAAATGATTAAGATTTTAAAAGAAGGCACTAAACAAAAAGTTGAATGTGATGGATGTGGTGCCACGTTAAGATTCGACATATCTGATATCAAATATGATGGTATAAGATATTGCGTAGGGTTTAAGAAATATATTTTCTGCCCACAGTGTGGTCATGAAATTATATTGTAAAGTCAAACAACAGAAAGGTGGTGAAAAGCAGTGCATCCTAACCGATTTTTTGATGAATGTGCTATCAGAACAGGAGTTGATACGGTTGAAATTTTTGATGAAGAATTACGATCTAAACTACGTGATACACACCCAAAGAACTTTATCAAAACAAGAATAGAATTGCCAGTATATCAAATCAAACTAGCATATTTTACAGCAAAGGGAAACTATAAAAATGCATACAGATATGCGGTATTCAACTCAAAAGATGATAACGAGTATTCTGATTTTTGGCTCGATATGTTTGTAAGAGATTACAATAATGAGAATCCAGGTCATCCAATGAAAGATTGCGAAATCTTAGATATGAAATATATCGGAGACGCTGTGCTGCCGATTGGTTAGGCTTCAACCATCTGTGCTAATTACCTTTAAAATATAAAGGTTGCCACGAAGATATAACCTGTTGGATCGTTGATCAGATATATCGAAAAAGTAATGTGATAGTGGTGTAAAAAGACACTCACCAAGTATGGCTTTACCTCACGGAAAACGAAATAAATTTTCGTGAGGAAGTACATTTGGTTAAAAAACCTAAGAATATTGATGAATTATTAGACACATGCCCTGCAAGCAAGACAATTTGTGACAACATAATTCGGGCATGGTCAATTATAAACAGAACTGCTTATAAAAAGATTTTATGCTCAATTTCTGGCGGAGCTGACAGTGATGTAATGTTAGATATTATCTGGAAATGTGACATACATAACAAGGTTGATTACATGTGGTTTGACACTGGTTTAGAATATCAAGCAACTAAAGATCATCTGAAATATCTTGAAAACAAATATGATATTGAGATTATCCGACAGAAAGCAATTAAAGCAATTCCATTATCATGCAAGATTCACGGACAACCATTTATATCTAAGCATGTCAGCGAAATGATGTATAGATTGCAAAGCCACGGATTTCAATGGGAAGATGAATCATTTGATGTTTTATATAAGAAGTATCCGAGGTGCAAATCTGCTCTTATGTGGTGGTGTGATTCACACGGCACGTTAAATAATGGCAAAAGATTGAGTAGTTTTAACATTAACTACAACAGATTTTTAAAAGAATTTATAGTCCAGAATCCACCTCAATTTAAGATTTCTGGGAAGTGCTGCAACTATGCTAAGAAAGATGTATCTCATAAAGCAATAAAAGACAATGGATATGATCTAAGTATTATAGGTGTTCGGAAAGCAGAAGGCGGAGTAAGAGCATCAAGATATAAAAGTTGTTTTGATGAAAAGATAGGACAGTGTGATCAATACAGACCAATTTTTTGGTATTTAGATAGCGACAAATTAGAATATTGTGCATATTTTAAGATTAGGCATTCGGATTGTTATGAACGATATGGTTTAAAAAGGACAGGCTGTTGTGGGTGTCCGTTCGGTAAAGATTATCAAAACGAACTTGATATAGTCAAACAATTTGAGCCAAGAATGTATAACGGTATTTGTAATATATTCAAAGATTCTTATGAGTATACAAAGAAATACAGAGAATTTGTAAAGGAGAAAAAACTTGACATTAGACAAAGAAGATATTTATGACATTGCCAAGGCAGTCGTAAAAGTAATTGAAGATAAAGATATGATGAAGTCGGAAGAGAATGATTATACCTCAGAAAAAGTAGAGCTTCAAACATTAAATGCTGGTGATGCCTTTAAGGTAGCAGGGTATGAATGGATCGTGTTAAATCAATTTAAATATGCTAAAACTTGTTTTTGCATTATGAAAGATTTTTTGGGTGATACAAAGCCATTCGACACATATTGTAACAGATGGGAATCTAGTCGTCTTCGTCACGATTTAAAATATATCGGATGTGAAATTGAAGATAATTGTCATCATGATGTGTTGCAGTATATGGAACGTGATTTAATGGCGCTTGATGGAACAATGGCGAATGAAATAAGTATTGATAAAGTTTCTTTACTAACTTTAGACGAATATAGACTATACAGAGAGTATTTAGAATATCCAAAAACAAATAATAAATTAGCTGAGTGGGCATTATTAACGCCAACAACGAATTGTGAAACTGACGGCATTTGTGGCGTTCGTACTGACGGATCAATTGTTCCATCATGCACTTGTAGCGGATATTTTAATATTCGCCCAGTATGCACATTTAGATCAGATGTACTAGTAGAGGGAGTGGACTCATGAATGCAAATGATAAGTTAAAGAAATGGATCAATCATAATTATTTGACAAAAGGAGATAGAAGAATGATTACAGATAAAACAAAATGGGATGACAAAGACTATTATTATGACAATTTCGAAGACATCATGTACGACAAAATCAAGGAAGGAATTGATTTAACAGAAGATGAGTTAAGTGAACTGACAGCTGAATATTCTATCAAAGAAGTCGAAGGAGGTAGAGGAAGATGGACTGTAGACACAAAATCAATTGTTAAATTACACGATCAGTATTATGCCGTTAATTGGCAAAAGGGATTAACAGAGATGCAGCCAAGCATGTTTTACAATCAACCCTATGAAGTTAAAAAAGTAGAGAAAATGGTTCCTGTTACTGAATGGGTTCCAGTAAAACAGGATTCATAAAATAAATGTTTTGTGTACAAAAAAGATACCACCTCAATTAAGAAGTGGTATCTCGTATACAAAATTACACCGTTCTCAAATAACTTTTGATTCATGTGCAAATTAATTATAGCACAGAAGGGAGAAATATGGAACAGGTTTTTGCATCAGACTATGAGGATGTTTATAAAGTTAAAGATGGCGTAATGTTTCACGTTAAGAAATACTGTAGAGTTTATGACGAAAACGGATGTTCTAAGCAAATTTATTTTGAAGATAAACCAAAATTAAAATGTTATGCAAGAAAAGGCGATCATAGATATTGTGCTTTAAGGATTGCCAATGAAGACGTAAGAGTCAATGATGGATTTGCATTGAACCTTAAATATGAAACAGTTAACAAAGGTTCAGTTTTTGAATATTCAACAGGTGGATATCCACGAAATGGATATTTAGTTGAGCTTGCTGAAAATGAGTCATCTTATAAATACGAAATCAAGACACAGGGTAATATGTTTGTTGGAGATGCAAGCGACCTTGTTGAATTTTTAAATGAAATTATTGATCAAATAGGTATATATGATTGGAGGGTTTAAAGAATGAAGAAAGAAAAGACAGTTGAAGAATATTACTGTGACTTCTGCGGCTGCGAATGTACCGATGAACATTATGATGTTGCCTTGCCATTCGTAGAAACAAATGGGTATTTTAGTAGATTCTGCTCTAATAAACCAAATTCTATAGAAATCAAACAGTTATGTTTGTGTGGTGCATGTACTAAAAGAAATGCTCAGGTCAATACGTTCCTTTCAAATGCAGGTCATAACAAAGTTAGTATGGAGCAAACCATAGACAAGCCATATGAAGGATCATACATTAGTAGGATTGGAGCATTAAGGTATCAAACAATTTGTTTTAGCGAACATCACAAAATGACACTTGAATACAAGAAATAAAATTTGACTTTAATTATACGAAAGGAGAATCATGAGCGAAAGAAAACCAAGACTTACATTATTGTGTGGCTTATCAGCATCTGGTAAGTCACAATACATAAACACTGTTTCACAAGGCAGTGGCAATGAAGTTATCACTATATTAACAGATGGCATTAGAGAAAATATATGTGGAAGAGTAGAAGATCAGTCAAAAAATAAAGAAGTATTTCAGACATTTCATAACCTGATTGTCAAGTATCTTAAAAATGGTATTGACGTTGTAGCAGAAGCAACGAATATTACTATGAAATCCAGAAGAGCCATTCTCAATGTCATCAAAGGAATTGATTGCGAGAAAGTTTGCGTGGTTATCGTAAAGCCGATTAATGAGTGTAAGAAAGACAATATCGACAGAGAACATCCCGTTCCAGGATATGTAATTGACAAACAGGCAAGAAAATTCCAGATTCCATTCCTTGAAGAAGGATGGGATAAGATTGAATTTGTTGATCATATAACCGATATAAACAGATACATTTTTAAGATTGAAAACAAATGGGTTCCAGAAGAGTATAACGACTTTGACCAAAAGAATCCGTATCATATGGAATCTCTTGGCAAACATATGACAGATGCCTATGATTTTTCAAAAAAGATTCATAACGATTATTCAGTGTTAGTGGCTACTAAATATCACGATATGGGTAAATTATACACTCAGACATTCGATGAGAATGGTGTGGCACACTATTACGGACATGAAAATATTGGTGCATATATGATGTTGGTCTATGAGGTTGCAAATCAGCATTGTTTATTTGTGAATCATAATATAGGAGACATTGCTTTCTATATTAATTACCACATGCTACCGTTCCAATGGAAGCCAATCTCCGAATGCGACAATAAATGGATTAAAATCATGGGACATAAAAAATATGAGAATTTATGGTCTCTGCATATCGCTGATTTAGTTGCTTCAAAGAGAGAGAAAGGTTTATCTGAAGCTTTAAAAGCTAAGAGAGGTTTTGATAATGAATTTGATCTATAACCCACCTAACCCAGACGCTCAGTTAAACAATCCGTGTTATTACGATTCTGCGCAGTTTGAGTTAGAGGAAGAGTTTGAAATTCAAAATTATCCAGATGATGAAGAGGAGAATACAGATGATTAAATTACATTTATGGCAGTTTATGCTTTGCAATTTTGGAACTGTTGCCATTGGCACATTTCTTGGTGCTATGGTAGCAGGCGGATTCCTTATCCGCAAACTTGACATTGCTAGGCTTCAGGAATTGATTGATGACAATGAAGCAAAGATTGAATTTCTCGAACAGGAACGAGAAGAAATTGATGATGAGATCGATGAATTAGACGATAAGTCTGATGAAGATAATGATGACATTATTACAGGCGAGGAGGACGAAGAGTAATGGAAGAACTTTCCAAAGCGGTTATTGAGTTACAGCTCTCATATGGCTTGAGTCTGCGAACAATTCAGAAGATGGTGCGTGATGTATACAAAAATACAAATGATGCACCGCCAACAGGTATTACACCTAAGACAACTAAATCAAAATCAACTAAATAAGGAGTGAATTACTACGGCTAATTTCTTACAGCGTAAAGAATATTTTGGAAAGTATCGTGTTGTAGCAGCACATAACATGGATACTAATGATTTTCCTAGAACTGATGCAGGATTAATAGATCCTAGCTTTGATGATTTGTACATAAAATGCTCATTTGGTAATCAGATATATTACTACGGAAAAGGTAAGCATAGAGGTGAATATACCCTTGTAGCTTACATCCCCTCATTAATAAGAGGGCGTAATGTTATAAAGGCAATTCGAGAGATAGACAAAGATATTCCCTATTATATAGAAGAAACTGATAAAGAAGTGCTGTTTAGATTTGATGTGAAACATCTGGATACTGTTGCCGAGTTGCTGAAGGCACAGAAGAGTAGAATCCGTGACGATGGAACTTACAAATATATCTCACCTTTTTCACCAAAAAACTTGCCAAAAACACCTTATAAAATTCCAGATGATGAATTGAGTACCTACAAGAAATTAACTGCAAATTTGAAGCGTGAGGAGATGTATAAGGTAGGTCGGATTGCAACTAGATTCTTAAAAGAAAAGATATGCTCACGCAAGTTTACATTCCAAGACTTGAAAGCAGAACAGAAAAAGATGGGGTTGAAAGGCAAGAACTATATTCATGCCAAAGGATTATGGGACGAATATTGCCGATACACAGAAAACGAACTACGCAAGGAGAATTTATTATGAGTACAAATAATGTAATGATGACCGAAAACGATAAAAGAAACGTAGAAAACACAGACTTACAGAAGCAGATTAAAGAAGAAAAACATAAGCTTAATTTCATTAAAGATGTGGACAAGCTGCTCAAGAAATATAAATTGCCAAAAGATTATCTGTATCTGGCGGCTAAAAAATCAAGTCTTAACACAGATCGCAAGTTATACATGATTGAAGTTGAAACATTTAATGACGGTGTGTATGACGGCAATGTGACCTTAATCGTACATGGCACTGAAGATGAAGTGAAAAAACAGCAGAAGTTATTGGTTGAAAAATTAAAAGAACAGTACAAAGACGAAACAGAAATGACTTTTGAGGATTCTTACTACAACGAAGTTGGATTGCCTCTGATGCTTTGTAAACGATAGTTTACATACCATAATGACGAAATATTAAATTTTGTGAAAGTTGCACAAAGAAAATGGAAAGGAAATACATATATGGGATTATTAACAGAAAGCGGATTAATGAAAGTTGCAGAGTTTGAGAAAGTATCGTTTGACCAGTTCGTACAGGACTGGGAAAAACAGATGGTTAGATACCCAGAAGAATCAATCTATGGTAGCTTAAAATTACCTTATCGTAAAACAATTGACTCCGCAGGGCATGACTTTATTAGTCCAGCAGATATTACAATTCGTCCAGGAGATGCACGAGTTATCCCAACAGGAATTAGATGCAAAATTGAAAAAGGATGGGTATTATTAGTATTCATTCGCAGTAGTTTGGGCATCAAAGCACAGGCTAGAATTGGTAACGGTACAGGAGTAATTGATGGTGACTACTATCACGCAGATAATGAAGGGCATATCTTTATCAAGGTTGAGAATCATGGCAATGAACCACTGAAACTCAAGAAAGGTGATGCGTTTGCGCAGGGAGTTTTCCTACCTTATGGTGTAGCCGATAAAGAAGCTGTAACAACTAAAAGAACTGGCGGAATTGGAAGTACAGGTAAATAAATGACAAAAGAATTAATCAGTGCTGCGGATATGAAAGCGTATTCGCAGCATGGAGAAACAAAACAACTTAATGAGGTTTTTGAGGACCTATATGATGATTTAGTGAAAGAAATTTGGAGAACCGCAGAAATTAATGGCAGATTAGAATGTAGACTTTCAACTGCGTTAATGACGTGCGATGAGTGCAAATCAAGTGATAGATGTATTACAGAGTTACTACCACTGATCAATAGAGGGTATGCATATATCATAACGAGAAGATATACCACTTCTATCTCTTATTTTTATAATATCTATGTTAGTTGGTCAGGACATGCACCAAATATTAGTGGATATCCATCTCCAACGCAAGGTAAAGAAAAAGTAGTTTATTCATCTTATATTCAGTAAATTTTTGGAGGATTTATATATGATTAAGATTGAACACCCAGTATTCCCAAGTCCAGAGCAAATGAATTTTGTTATAGAAGGTATGCGCAACCCAATGAACAGTTGGGATAAAAGTGATTCTGTAGGTGATTGTACGCATATAGATGAATTAACATGCAATATTTGCAGAAGTAACATGGACTACAAACCAAATTGTGTTACTAATAAATTTGCATTGGGCGAAAACGATGAGTCTTTAATGATGCGTTTAGCAAAAGCAGGTACCGATCACAGAAAGTATCTCCGAATGATGCAGGTAGGAGTAAGAATTACAGCTCCTTTGTATTTTTATAAAGAATTAGACACGTACAAAGTTGGTACAGTATGTAATTCATGTAGCACAATGCACAAAATCCAAGCAAAAGAATTTACCTTAGATGATTTTAGTTGTGAGCATCTTGTAGAAGACAATGATATACATGAAGATATCAGTGTTCCAGACGGAGAAGAATATATTTATTATGCTCCAAAAGATATATTACAGGAATGGATTATACCAAGTCTAAACAAATGTAGAAACGTGTTCCTTGACACAAAGAATAAAGTTTGGTGGTGGCAGATGATTCAGTTACTTCCATCAAGTTACAACCAGACACGTAATTATACATTTACATACGAAAATCTAATCAACATGTACTTCGCAAGAAAGAATCATAAATTGGATGAGTGGAGAGAATTCTGCCAGTGGATGTTGGATAACGTGCCATATTTCAAAGGAATTATCGAATATATCGAAAGAAAAGATAAGTAAATTAAATCCTTATTTGATGATTGATAAATAATATACGGAGAGAGTTTCTATTATTAGATTCTCTCTCTTATTACAAGGGGGAATATATTATAAACAAATATATAGTACCAATATGGGAGAAAGTTACAATAACTCCAGAAGAAGCATCGGCATATAGCAGTATCGGTATTAATACAATTTATCAGATGCTAGATGATCCAGACTGTGAATTTAAATTATATGTAGGAACCAAGAAAAGACTTATTAAAAGAAAAGCTTTTGAAAAATATTTAGAAGATACTTATGCAATTGATAGGAATTAGAATCTAAATGTGATATATTGTAATTGTACTATAATTTAATTTAGATTCTTTTCCAATGAATACACAAAAGGAAGGACGTATAATCATGGGAAAAGATTTAAAAGGAAGAGAACTTGGAACGTACCTGTCTCAGCGAAAGGACGGACGTTATCAAGCAAGGTTTACGAATCGTTTTGGAGAACGCATCGAAACAAAAAGTAAAAGTTTAAAAGAAGTAAAGGAATGGTTGAAAGAAGAAAGAGCAAAAGACGATCTAAAAGTAAATGCGAAACATTGCACTGACACTTTTGAAGTTTGGTATTTTCGTTGGAAAAGCATAGCATTTGTTGACTTGGCGCCAAATACTCAGGAACAATATGAATGGATTTATGACAATTGCATTGCACCAAGTCTGAAAAATATTAGAGTTGTAGATATAACCGAATTTACATTAGATTCATTTTTTCAAACTTTGAAGAAAAAATATAGTGATAAAACTATTGATAATGCAAAAAATATAATTTCTCAAACCTTAGAAAAAAGCAGAGAAGCACATTGTATTTCTTATAATCCAGTAACAATGATCAAAGTTAAAAAGAAAAAGAAAGAGCTTTTCTCAGATGAGGTACTGGCATTAACTATCAAGCAACAACAAATGTTATTTAACTATTTGAATGGACATTTCTATTATAATTTATATGTTTTTCTTTTGACAACAGGGTTGAGATATGGAGAGGTTGGCGCACTTACAATAAATGATTTTGATATGAAATCTAGGACGGTGCATATTACAAAGTCCTTGAAGAAAAATAAAATTGATGGCAAATATCAATATTATATTGGCGATACAAAAACTCCTTCAAGTGTGAGAGAAATTCCACTAAATGATGTCGCATACGAGGCTTTCCAACAGCAAATCATATTAAAACAACGTGTAGAGAAATCTATATATGCAGATCGTCATGTATCATCGGAGTTTAAAAATTTGTTATTTACCACACCATACAATACTCCAATGCCGAATCAAACACTAAATTCTGTATTAGCAAGTGCAAGAGAACAAATTAATTTTCAATTGGATGAAAAAGATTATCTTTTGCCAGTATCCGTTCATCGGTTAAGACATACTTTTGCGACAAGATGTTTTGAGGCAGGAATTCCAATGGTAGTCATTTCAAAATATCTTGGACATGCAAATGTAACGATTACCGAAAAGATTTATGTTCATCTATTGCAAGATCATATTGAATCACAAAATGACAAATTGAATGCTGCATATCCGAAGCAACACATAACAAAGGAGCAGATATTATTAGATATGAACTAATATAAAAAAGGAGTCAAAGAGGAGTCAGATGAGTACAAGAGGAGTCAAAAGATACGCCAGAAACCTAGTAAAATCAAGCAATTTAAGACATTGAAAAATGATATATAATCTCCGTTGTTATAGGGATATCCTATAACTAAAAGATAACCTCAGAGGAGTCAAAAAATGCAG